TCCTATTCTTTCATTCGGTAGTAGTAAGCATGGACTACCTATTTCATGCTTTCTACCGTATCTTCATGATACCGCTGAAGGACTTGTGGATTGCTTGTCAGAAGTCAACTGGCTGTCGATGCTTGGTGGCGGCATTGGTATTGGTGTTGGCATTCGCTCTTCTGATGAAAAGTCTACCGGTGTTATGCCACACCTTAAGATCTATGATGCATCTTCTCTAGCTTATCGCCAAGGTAAGACGCGCCGCGGCTCTTATGCAGCTTACCTAGACGTTTCTCACCCAGACATCGTGATGTTTCTCGATATGAGAAAGCCTACTGGCGACCCCAACATGAGAACACTCAACCTTCATCACGGCGTCAACATCACCGATGACTTCATGCAACTTATCGAGAAGTGTATGTTGGACCCAGAGGCCGATGACTCATGGAACCTAGTCGACCCACACAACAAAGAGGTGAAGGAAACGGTCTCCGCTAAGGAACTTTGGCAGAAGATACTTGAGACAAGGATGTTGACTGGTGAACCCTACATCCACTTTATAGATACATCAAACAAGCACTTGCCTGAATGGCAAAAGAAGTTAGGCCTTTCAATTAAGCAATCCAACTTATGCTCTGAGATCGTCTTGCCGACTGATAAGAACAGAACAGCAGTCTGTTGTCTTTCATCGGTGAATATAGAATACTACGACGAATGGAAGAACGACAAGATGTTCCTCCGCGACATAGCTGAAATGCTTGATAATGTTTTGGAGTATTTTATAAATCACGCGCCAAACAGCATCAAGAGAGCAAAGTTCTCAGCTCTCCGTGAAAGAAGCATTGGTGTTGGTGCTCTTGGGTTTCATGCATATTTACAGAAAAAATCCATTCCATGGGAATCCGCTATGGCAGTAGGATTGAACAGGAAGATCTTCAAACACGTTCGTACACAGCTTGATGAATCCAACAAGCAACTTGGATCTATGAGAGGTGAAGCTCCTGACGCTAAAGGAACTGGGCTACGATTCAGCCACCTTATGGCCATAGCACCAAATGCATCGAGTTCAATCATCATGGGTAACACTTCTCCATCTATTGAGCCATATCGCGCAAACGCATATCGTCAAGATACGTTAAGTGGTGCTTCATTCTACAAGAATAGATTCTTGGATAAGCTCATTGTAGAAAAATGTAAAGAAGATGAGAAATTGCAATATGATGAGATTTGGTCTTCGATCATTGCAAACGACGGGTCAGTTCAACATCTAGAATTTCTCTCTGATTGGGAGAAGGACGTGTTTAAGACATCAATGGAAATCGATCAACGTTGGGTGATCGAACATGCGGCCGATCGTCAAGAGTTCATCGATCAAGCACAGTCCGTCAATCTTTTCTTTAGACCGAATATAAATATCATATATCTTCATGCCGTTCATTTTCTTGCTTGGAAGCGCGGCTTAAAGACGTTGTATTATTGCCGCTCTGAGAAAATTGGAAAAGCGGATAAAGTAGCAAGGAAGATCGAAAGACACATCATTGAAGAAATTGATATGAAGCAGTTAACCGAAGGAGAAGCCTGTCTAGCTTGCGAGGGATGATGGACAATAAAATAGTCTTATTGGCAGATGTTTATAGGATGCGCGAGGAAAAGCAAAAAGAACTTGCGTTCTATGAACAAAAGCTCAAAGAACTTGAGACTAAGTTATTCTTTCTTAACAAAGAGATACAGATAACAACTTTCATCATCGACATGATCGAACGTGAAAAGATACATATGATCGGACATAAAACAAATGATTAAAAAACTCGTAAATATATGTAAAAACCCATATGATTTATCTTTATATAAAGACACATAACGTTACCGGTCTAAAATATTTTGGTAAAACAACAAGAAAAGATCCTGTTACTTACACAGGTTCAGGTAAATATTGGAAAACCCATTTAAAAAAACATGGCAATAATTTTACCACTGAAATCATTAAAACTTTCTCAACAGAAAAAGAATGTTCATCTTTTGCAGTTGAGTTTTCTTTAAACCATAATATAATAGAATCAAATAGATGGGCAAATTTAATAAATGAAAATGGATTAGATGGTGCACCACAAGGAAATAAAATTTCTGATTCAGTTAAACAAAAAATAAGCAAGTCATTAATAGGTAAATCATTTCCAAAAACAAAATATATCATTAAAGAGCCCCATGACGAAAGATCCAAAAGATGTAGAAACATTACAAAAGATACATTTTGGGTGAACAATGGTGTTGAGAATCGCCGTGTTAAGAGTTTGATTGATGGATGGAAACACGGAAGAATACAAAATGGTAAAATTGGTGATATATTGATAGGAAGTAAAAATAATGGAAATAATACTAAAGGGCGTAAGATATACAATAATGGTAAAAAACATGCATATTTTTTTGAAGGCCAGCAGCTAGATGGTTGGATAAGAGGTAAAATGGATGGTTATCAGGGTGGAACTGGAGCAAATAAAAAAGGTAAAACAAATGAAATCAAAACAATTCAAAGAATTGAAGCTAACTGATGAACGATCTTATTTTAAGCCATTCAAATATCCTTTTTTTTATGATGCTTGGCTTAAGCATGAGCAGTCTCATTGGATTCATACTGAAGTCCCAATGATGGAAGACGTCAAAGACTGGAAGAAGAGGTTAACCCATGAAGAAAAGAAGTTTCTTACAAATATTTTTAGATTTTTTACACAAGGAGATATTGACGTTGCTGGCGGCTACGTTCATAATTACCTCCCTTATTTTCCTCAACCTGAAGTAAGGATGATGCTGTGTGGGTTTGCTGCTCGTGAAGCATTGCATGTTGCTGCATATTCACATCTGATTGAAACATTAGGCATGCCTGAAACAACATACAATGAGTTCATGCAGTATGAAGAGATGAGAGCTAAGCATGATTTCTTTACACAGATTGCAGGTCAAGATGCTAACACAATTGCGCAACAGATCGCTGCATTCTCCGCGTTTACTGAAGGTATGCAGCTGTTCTCATCTTTCATTATGCTACTTAACTTTCCTCGCCATGGAAAGATGAAAGGAATGGGTCAGATCATTACATGGTCTATCGTTGATGAAACAATGCATGCAGAATCGATGATCAAACTTTTTAGAACTTTTATTGAAGAAAACAGAGAGATATGGAATGATAGTCTCAAGTCTGAAATTTATAAAATCGCTGAAAAGATGGTTGAGCTCGAAGATCGATTCATCGACCTTGCATTCTCAATTGGTGATATGGAAAATCTCACTGCTGCTGATGTCAAGCATTATATTCGCTATATTGCTGACCGTCGCCTCATTTCTTTAGGATTGAAAGGAATATTTAAAGTTAAAAAGAATCCTTTGCCTTGGGTTGAGACGATGATCAATGCACCTATTCATACAAACTTCTTTGAGAATCGTGCAACCGATTACGCAAAAGGCGCCTTATCAGGATCATGGGAAGAAGTATGGGCAGCTTAGTTACACAATTAATAGCAGAATACAGTTATTATATATTGTGTGTAACTGTCTTAGCTTTTGCATATCTTTTAAATCGTATAAAATGAAATAAATAATATCATCTAAGAGGATGATATTATGTGGCTCTACGAAGAAAAAGAAATAGACTATGAACTTGTGAATGAATACTATGGGTTCGTTTATCTGATAGAAAATATCGAAACAGGTAAACGATACATCGGCCGTAAGTACTTCACCAAAGCTTCATCCAAACAAATTAAAGGTAAAAGAAAAAGGTGCCGCAAGGAGTCTGATTGGAAAGACTACTGGGGCTCTTCTTCACGTTTACTTTTAGACATTGGAAAAGAAGGCCAAGATAAATTCAAACGATCGATCTTGCGACTGTGTAAAACAAGAGGTGAATGTAATTACTGGGAAGCCAAGCTTCAATTCATACATAACGTATTGGAAACTGACGATTACTACAATGATAATATAATGATGAAATTTACACGCAATAATATTGGAATTAAAAAATGATAGTTATTGATACTCCAAAAGTAGCAAGTCTCAATACAAAATATGGTTTAATAAATGTATTTAAAGGAGATGATCCTATTGGAACATGCCTGCACTTATATGGAGAATGGGCCGATCAAGAATTTGATGTCATAGACAAACTAGTAACGGAAGAATCGTGCTGTATTGATTTAGGTGCAAATGTAGGAACACACACCGTTTGGTTAGCACAGCGATGTAATAAGAATTTTATATTTTCATTTGAACCACAATTTTACATCTTTCTGCTACTGAACAGCAATATTGTAATGAACAACTGCTTTAATATAGTACCAATAAGATCATTTGTAGCTGATAGAAATGATTTCATTAAAACAGTTATTCATACTCCTAATTATGAAAAATTCAACTATGGTGAATTCAATATCAATAGCGTTGATGAAACGTCTAATCTTAGCACTCAAATCATGCGGTTAGATGATGTTGATTTTCTTGGGAAAACAATTGACTTTATCAAGATGGACTGCGAAGGAACTGAAGTACAAGTTATAGAATCAGGTAAACAACTGCTTACAAGAGACAAACCACACATGTACATTGAATTCAATGGAATAGAAGGAAACGATTTAGTTTTAAAAGCCATTAAAGATTTAGACTATAATTGTTATTGGCATGTTTATCCTAAGTTCAATACTAACAATCATAACAAACATAATGAAAATATTTGGGTCTATTCTCACATAAAGTGTAACCAAGAAAACATACCAAAATTCTATGAATCAAATATGATCTGTATTCATAAAGAAAAAGATGATGGCAGATTTAAAGACTTTGAACAAATTGAATTAGGTGACGGACTAAAAAAATACGTCATTAGACATGGTCTACTAGAAGAATAAAACGTGGCTAAGTGGTATAAGAGAACCAAAAGAGGAGGTACTACATATACCACTTACCAAGATGGCAGTAAGCCAACTACTTGGTCTCAGTCATATAAAGACGGATCTACCCGCACAACATATACGCATCGTGGTGGAAAAACCACTGTCACTAAAACCACTAAACAAGGTGGTTACACTAAAGTAGAAAAGCATGTTGCTAATAAGAAACAAAAACCAATTAGGTATAAATTACCTACAACAATAAAATATGGTAAGTCTAATTACAAGCAATTTAAACCAATAAAAACTAAATGGGCTAAACCATACAGGACAAGAAATACAAGAGGTCGTAGAGGAAGAGCAGTATCCATTTCTTTTAAAACTTTATTTTGGTTTACTTTGTTCTCTTTTTCTCCATTTATCATTGGTGTAATAGAAGAATACGTATCAACCATATACATATTTTTTAATAATTGATATAATTACTTTATAATGAAAATACTGCCCATAGCTCAGCGGATAGAGCAACAGCCTTCTAAGCTGTTGGTCGGGGGTTCGAGTCCCTCTGGGCAGGCCAAACAAAGCGGCTGTGGCGGAACTGGTTTACGCACAGAACTTAAAATTCTGCGACAATAGTCATGTGGGTTCGAATCCCACCAGCCGCACCAAACAATAACGCTCCTGTAACTCAGTGGTGAGAGTGTCCGGCTTATATCCGGTTGGTCGGTGGTTCAAATCCATCCAGGAGCACCAAACAATGGGCCTTTAGCTCAATTGGTTAGAGCAGGTGACTCATAATCACTTGGTTGGGGGTTCAAGTCCCTCAGGGCCCACCAAAGACGATGCGCCGTTAGCTCAGTTGGTAGAGCAGTAGACTTTTAATCTATTGGTCACAGGTTCGACCCCTGTACGGCGTACCAAATTAGGGATATGGTGTAATGGTAGCACAGCAGACTTTGACTCTGTTAGCCGAGGTTCGAGTCCTTGTATCCCTGCCACATTATTAGGTGTTGATATGAAAATTTATATTGGTCCTTACAAAGATTATATAAGTCCATACGCGATTGTTGACAAAATATTCTTTTGGCAAAATCGATACAGGGGCGATGATATTTTAGACCGCTGGGATTACAAACTAAATAATAAGATTAGTAAGTTTTTAAGCGGTAAAAATGATGATTCATGGCTATCTAAGTTATGCCAATGGATTCATGAGAAAAGAGAACGTACAGTTAAGATTCATATTCATCAGTATGATACTTGGAATATGGATACTACTCTTGCATTGATTATCGTTCCAATGCTTAAGCAACTAAAAGCGACTACTCATGGTTCTCCAATGTTGCATCAGCATGAGCAAACATCAAACGGTTCATCTCAATATTGTTTTCCTTTCTATGCAGAAGGTGATCAAGAAGCATGGGATCAAGGGCACAAACAGTGGGAAGAAATGCTTGATAAGATGATTTGGTCTTTTGAACAAGTTAACATAAACTGGGAAGAACAGTTTCAATCTGGAAAAAGTGATTTCTACTTTGAAAAGATCGAAGGAACTGATCAGCCTGGTTGGGCAGCTAAGCTTGGACATACTAATTACAGCGAAATGAAGCATGGTCCTTTGCATACATATAAGTATGATCATGAAGGTGCAGCCAAGCACATGAAACGTATGCAAGAAGGATTTGATTTGTTTGGTAAATACTATAGAAACCTATGGGATTAATGAGGAATACACAATGAAAGAATTTATTATTAAAGATTACCCTGATACTTTCAATACAATTAATGATTATGAGGTCATCGTAAAAATTGACCCACAATCTAATTTGAGTGATGTATTGGAATCATTTGAAAGATTTTTGCAGGCGTGTGGGTACGTTTTGAGTGGTCACTTGGAAATTGTTCCAGAATTTGAATGTCAGAGTTTAGACAATGAAGATGATCTTGGAGAAGATGAATGAAGAGCTTTATCCTGAAAGATTCTAAGGATGATGCTGAAACTATTGAATTTGTTATCTCGGCTAACTCTAAACTAGAACAAGTTTTCGAATCTTTTACACTGTTTCTTAAACAGTGCGGCTATAATCTAGATGGGCGATATGTATCTACATTATATTATGATGATCTAAAATGAAAACCGTATACATATTTGATGTCGATGGGACATTGGCTCCTCCCAACGAGCCAATAGACTCCCACTTCATGCATTGGTTAGAGCATTGGGTTCTCAAGAGAGATGTATATCTTTGCACCAATAACACATACCAAAATATTCTGCCTAGGCTTGGTAATAGGTTGCTGTCTGGGTGTAAAGCTTTGTTCACTTCTGGAGGATGTTCAATCTGGATGAACGGAAAAGAAGCAAAGACCAGTAACTGGAAACCTCCTTCTGATCTTATGACTTTTCTTTCCGATGCATTAAAAGAGAGCGAATTTAAGATAAGATCTGGACCCAATATTGAATATCGTGTTGGATTGATTAGTTTTTCAGTAGTCGGAAAGAACGCAACAAAAGAAGATAGGTTAAGATACATATCTTGGGATAAAACTTCTAAAGAGAGAAGAAAGATTGTAGAAAAGATCAATCAATCTTTTCCATCGTTGTCAGCGTTCATGTCTGGTGAAACAAGCATAGACATATGTGAAAAAGGATCTGATAAGTCACAGGTATTAAAGTATTTCAATCAAGATGAACAACTTATCTTCATCGCCAATGAAACACACGCTCTAGGTAATGATAAGCCACTGGCGCAGGCTATGTACAACAATAGTAAAAAAAGATATATTGTACAAACAGTAAAGAACTGGCAAGAAACATTTGATTATTTGAGGAAGCTACCATGATGATTCAGATATATATGAACAGTTCTCCTAAGAAAAATAAGATGACTAAGGTGCAGAAAGCTGCATTGAATGAATACAACGAGTGGCGATCAAAGAATAACATGTCAAAAGTAAGCTCGTTGAAAGCTAAGACTTATAGCCGCGGCTTTCTTGAATACAAGCCAAAGTCTTCTGATTATAGAACTACTCAGCACATCAAGTCAGTAGAATCAGACAGCAAAGCGGTATGCGGGCGCAATTCAATCATGGACCCGATTAACTTGAATCGCGAGCCAGAACATGTACGAGAAGCTATCGTTGCTAAGAGCAAAAGAATAGCTCAGATGTACAATAAAGGTGGGTATCAGTACATTACAGATGACATTGACGTAAAGACAATTGGAACACGCAATCGTCGAATGTAGTGTACTTATTTTATGCTATATAATACTATAGCATAGTTAAAGGGTGCTAGTGACCATCACTAGATTTATGTTGTTGGAGATTATTTTATGACTAAGACTGAAAAGCTTCTCAATGCTCTTGAGAGTGGTGCTCGTTTGACCAGCCGACAGATTGCTTCGCGCTATGGGCTTAAGAACCCTACTGCAGCAATTACGGCTCTACGCCAGGATGGCTATTCCATCTTCTTCAATCGTCGCAAGACGAAGGAATCGTACTACAAGATGGGTAGGCCCACTCGTGAGCTGATTGCAGCAGGTTATCGAGCCCTAGCAAATCACGTCTAATGTGATGAGAAGAGGGGCTTCGGCCCCTCTTCCTTTTCAAGGAAATAAAGTATATGCCAATCGCAATAGATGAAGTTTCAAAGAATGCGTTGGGTGGTACTGAGAGAATGAAATTCACTCTTGGTGAAAAACTCAACCCAGAAATCCTAGATAAGTTTCAAATCATATGTTCTCGTGTTAGAGACATAGATCCTAATCTCATTCCTATCTATTGGTTGCATGATCTTCCCGGAGATCCAGAGTCAGATCATCTGTCGGCCGGCGGTTATACTAAGTTTGAACGTCTTGTGTTTGTATCTAATTGGCAAATGCAAGCTTACATCAATCACTATAAGATACCGTGGTACAAGTGTCTTGTGATGCAAAATGCAATAGACCCTGTTCCTGCAGTTGAAAAGTCTTATGATAAGATTAAACTTATCTATCATACAACTCCTCATCGTGGGTTGCAGTTGTTAGTTCCGGTGTTCATAAAATTAGCAGAGAAGTATAATAACATCGAACTAGATGTATTTTCCAGTTTCAAAATTTACGGTTGGGAGCAACGAGATGAACCATACAAAGCTGTGTTTGATCTCTGCAGAGAACATCCGCAGATCAATTATCACGGGTTTCAGCCAAACGAAGTAGTGCGTAAAGCATTACAAGAAGCTCATATCTTTGCTTATCCATCTATTTGGTTGGAAACTTCTTGCATCGCTTTGATTGAAGCGATGAGTGCAAAGTGTATCTGCGTCCATCCAAACTACGGTGCTCTATATGAAACCGGTGCAAACTTAACTTGGATGTATCAATACCAAGAAGATTCAAGAGATCATATGCTTACACTCTACAATGAACTTGATCGTACGATTTCTAATATTCAGAACGATCATTTGGTCAGATCACTTGATTCAACAAAGTCATTTGTAGACGCCATGTACAACTGGGACAGACGCGTGCATGAGTGGGAAATGTTTTTGGCTTCTGTTCTTAGAAAGAAAAAGCTAATCTAATGAAAAACGACGAAAAAATTATTGCTGAGAAGATGATAGGCCTTGAGCCTCTTCTTAAGAAAGACATATCATCTAAGACCGATGGAGATCTCATTGCATGTCTAAATTGGTATTCTTACATGTCAGACGAAAAAGACACTAACAAGTGGATTACTGATTACATGAAGAAAAACAACTACAGTAAAGAACATATAAATCATGTTCTTTCGTCTTCATACAATTCTGTAAAGAAAACCACTTCAGCTCTTTGTAGAATGTGGTCAAACGGAACTTCTTTTTCTGGTGAAATGGCTAATGCGTTAAATGACAAAATTCATTCTCTGTTGCAAAAAAACATTATCGATAAGCCAGAAGTGAAAACAAATGATAATGTTATCTCTATTCAAGATCGTATACGTGCAATAGCTCAGAAGCACATGATGATTTTGGAAGAAATGGTTGATTCATGGTATTTTGATAAGACATCCAAAATAGAATTCTCACTGTATAACTATGTTCAAAAAGAACAACTGAATCCATATGTGTGCAATCAAATTTTGGCGATGATCAAAAGAAGTTACCTAGATGAATTTGAAGAAATGTTGGAAGGAAATGATGAATGCTTGAATGAAGGTTATGCATATCTAAGCAAGCAACGTAAGAAGCAAATACATCAAGGGTTGACTAATCTTACAGAAGATCTTGAAAGATATATTGGAAACGTTAAGACGTCTAAGCCCAGAAAGCCAAAGAAAAAGAAACCAATATCGATCACAAAACAGATAAATAGCTTAAAGTATCAGAAAGAATTCAATAGCTTAAAGATCAAGTCTATTGATCCTCAAATGATTGTTGGAGCACAACAACTTTGGGTGTTCAATACAAAGCTCAACCAATTGACTATGTTTAACTCTCTTGGACCGGCAGGATTTAGTATCAAAGGAACAACTATCCAGAACTATGATCCGGATAGTTCCATCAAGAAAAAGATACGCAAACCAAATGAAATCATTCCAAAAGTTCTAGACGGAGGAAAGATAGTACTAAAGAAGTTGATGTCAGACTTAACAACAAAACCAGTTGAGGTGAACGGAAGAATCAATGATGATACTGTACTTCTAAGAACAATAAGATAGGAGCTTTCATGTCAAAAGCAAAAGAAGGAAAAATAAAAGATAACGTCATTGTTTTTCCTAAAGCGAAATATGATGTTCCTCCTCAAACGGTTGAAGAGTTGAAACAAAAAATCGCAGTGTCTAGGATGGAAATTGCAACTCTTCTAGCAGAAGAGATGACAAAAGAAAACGTTAGAATAATGATGGATAATGGTTATCATATAAATCATACAAAAGATATTGCATTTTTGTTGACGACTATAAAATCAATCTTATTAAGATATGATCAAATAGAATACCCTATTCAAAATATAATAGACGATAACATGTTATTTGTTGACGAAGAAGACGAAGAAATATTTGAAGACTAATATTGGAGATATATAATGATTATTCTTGACTTAAATCAAGTCATGATCGCTAACATAATGGCCCTCTATGGAAAGCATTTAGGAAAGACCCCAATAGAATTGGACTTGTTTCGTTCCACTACTCTAAATACGATTAGATCTTTGTATAAAAAATTTAGTGCGGAATATGGTGAGTTAGTTATAGCAACAGATGGAAAGCGTAGTTGGAGAAAAGATGTTTTTCCACACTATAAAGCTAATCGTAAAAAGAGTAGAGAAACATCTGATATTGATTGGGGTCTTATATTCAATAACTTGAATACTGTTCGTGAAGAACTGAAAGAAATCTTTCCTTACAGAGTCATTCACATAGATCACGCAGAAGCTGATGATATCATCGGAACTATCGTATTTGAATTCTCAAATAGGATTTTACCTAAAAAAGAAAATATATTAATATTGTCTGGTGACAAAGACTTTATACAATTACAATCTTACAATACTTCTATCACTGTAAAGCAATTCGATCCCATAAATAAGAAGTATATAATGAATGAAAACCCAAGGATGTTCATGAAAGAACATATCTTAAAGGGCGATGTTGGAGATGGCGTACCTAACTTTCTATCTCCAGATAATAGCTTTGTAGATTCAATCAGACAAAGACCAGTTAGCAAAAAGAACTTAACTGAATGGTTACAAAAGAAACCAGAAGAATTCTGTAACGAAGAAATGCTCCGTAACTATAAGAGAAATGAAGTTCTAATAGATTTAACAATGACACCACAATCAATTAAAGATAAGATCATAGATGAATTTGAGAATCAGTCTGGAAAAGACAAGTCAAAACTTTTCAATTATTTTATAAAGAATAAGTTGAAAGTGTTGATGGAATCAATTAATGATTTTTGAGGCTTAGCGCGAATGAATAAATGTTTATACAATGTTCTAAAAGAAATTTCAGAACTATCAACAAATAAAGAAAAAGCACAGGCGTTATCTACCAACAAGTATGCCGAAGCTCTTAAAGTTATTTTCAAATATATCTATGACCCGAGTATCAAATGGCTTCTACCAGAAGGTAATCCGCCTTACAAGCCATGTGAATTTCTAGATATAGAAGGAAGATTCTTAGCCGACTTAAGAAAACTTTATCTGTTCGTTGAAGGCGGTAATCCAAATCTTTCTAGTCTCAGAAGAGAAACGTTGTTTATTCAGATGTTGGAATCAATTGATCCAAACGACGCTAAACTTTTACTTGCCATGAAAGATAAGAAAAGCGCGTTTAGTGGAATAAACAAAACCGTTGTTAGACAAGCGTTTCCTGATTTGAACATTTGAAGAGGACAAGATGAGTAAGTCTTATAAAGAACAAAGGCACAATAAAGATCAAGATCTAGTTGAAAGAAAAGCAAAGAACGCTTATAAGGTAAACAAAAATCGTAAAGAAAAGTTTCTACATAACGCTTTGAGATCTAAGAACTTGATGGATCTCATTAAATATTCTGAGGAAGAATAGCATGCCAACTTACTCGTTCCAAGATAAAGAAACTCAGGAGGTGTTCGACAAATTCTTTAAAAACAGCACTTTAAAGGATGAATACCTTGAGCAAAATCCAAATCTTCAACAAGTACATACCAGTTCTATCGGAGTGGTAGATCCGATAAGAATAGGTTTAAGGAAACCGGACGATGCTTTTAGAGACAAACTCAAAGATATTAAACGGGCACACCGAAGAAGCACAATTAATACGTTTTGAGAAAAAAATAAATAAAAAAAGAAATAAACAACAAGCAAAACAAGAAGAGATCAATAGAAATCATCTCAACTTAAAACGAATAAATCCTCTTACTGAAAATCAAAGAAAAGCATTTAAATCATGGAATTCTGGTTATAATCTATTACTACATGGATTAGCGGGAACTGGAAAATCTTACATTTCTTTATACCTAGCTCTTAGGGAAATACTAGAAAATAATAGTCAATATAAACACATTGTAATCGTTAGAAGTGCTGTTCCAACGAGAGACATCGGTTTTCTTCCAGGTTCAGTAAAAGATAAAACTAAAGTGTATGAGATGCCTTACCAAACCATTTGCTCAGACCTGTTTGGAAGAGGGGATGCGTACGAATTGCTTAAAACGAAACGAATAATTGATTTTACTACTACTTCATTTATTCGTGGTAATACATTCTATGATACTATAGTCATAGTTGACGAAGTCAATAACATGAGTTTCCATGAACTAGACTCGGTGATCACACGATTAGGCGAGAATTGTAGAATGATGATGTGCGGAGACTACAGACAATCAGACTTAACTTATCATGAAAAAGGTGGGTTGATGTCTTTCATAAAAATTTTAGATGATATGAAAGGGTTCTTCCACGTAGAATTTGAGATTGAAGACATAGTAAGATCTGGGTTAGTTAAGGAATATATCATTGCAAAACATAAGCACGGCATTACGTAATAAAGTTTTTCAGCGAGAGGAAATGGAATTCCTCGAGCTGGAATCTGTTATGGAGGATAACAAAAGATTTTATCTTACTCCCACTGGAGAAAAATATCCATCAGTCACAACTGTTCTTGGAAGCGCTTCAGATAAAAGATGGTTGTATGAGTGGAGAAAGAAAGTAGGAGAAGACCGAGCCAATAAAATATCAAATCATGCCGCTACTCGTGGTACTAGACTTCATACCATGTGTGAAAAATACATGTTGAACGATGAATCTTTTGCTGAAAAGCAGATGCCATTGACTATTGAGATGTTTAAATCTATACAAAAATATATAGATATGGTTGAAATCGTTTATGGCAATGAAATACCATTATATTCTCATGAACTTAGAACCGCAGGTAGAACAGACTTATTTTGTCAGGTTGGTGGAAAGAATGTAATACTTGACTTTAAAACATCAAGCCGCCATAAAAGTGAAAAAGACATCGAGAGCTACTTTCTTCAAGCTACGACTTATGGACTGATGATAGAAGAACTGAAACAGATAGAAGTTCCAAAGATCATTGTCCTTATAGCAGTTGAAGGTGATAAACCTCAATATTTTATAAAATCTACATCACAGTATAAAGATAAAGTAAGAAGCATATTTAAATCTTATAGGTAGGTAACATTAATGAACATCAAAGTTTATAAGTGTTTAGATGAAGAGTTAAGAAATGAAATACGAAGTTTATCATCTCAAGCACTTGAATTGATGTTTAAAAATAAAATGAAACTACTGAATAAAGTATACGTTACAATCATAATAGATAATGAAGAAACTAAAAAGGAGAAAGCTTATGGGTTATGTTCATGGACAGATCAAATGCATAAGCCGAAGCGTTTTCGTATAACCCTGAATGATAAAGTTTCTAAAAAATTCTTTAGAAAAACACTATTACACGAATTAGTACATATCAAGCAATATATAATGGATGAATTGAAAGATTGTCATAATGGTAACGTTAAGTGGAAGAAGAAGATATATGAAGATACTGAAAGTTATTATGAATACATCAATACTCCTTGGGAAAAACAAGCATACGCAATAAGCGAAAAGCTATATCAAAAACTGTGTACATGAATGGATATATAGTATACAATTATTAAAATGCTGGTGTAGCTCAGCAGGTAGAGTTCCTGATTTGTAATCAGGCGGTCGGGGGTTCGATTCCCTCCGCCAGCACCAAATATATTATGAAAGGATCATATGTCATTCTTAGTTGTAAACCTGCCTCCAATTGAATGTTTTATTAGAAAAGAATTTTTATACGATTTGGAAAAAGATAGTACCAATCAGTATGGGTATCGTGGGGCGGGGGAGTATGAACCCTGCGTATGGATGACGGCTAAATCTATAAAGGGGCGCGCTTGGTATATTGAAAGTTTGATCACCCAGTATGGTGGTCTATATGATAAACTTCCTTTGCATGCATATGTTTGGAAGACTGATGTTGATATAGATGATTTAAAAGAGTTGGACATGTTGCAGTGTTGGGATTGTTTTAGTTATGAGTTGGCGATAATAGAAAAAAATAATCTAAGAGGACTAAAAGTAAAGTACAAAGACAAACTAGGTGAATGGAACTACGGCAACTATATGTTCACCATTGATAATGTTGTAAGTGACCCTAATATGATGGATGTTACTTTTACTCAGATTCCGTCAGAACATAAAAGCTTTAATTTCATTAAGCTTGACAATGGTCAATTCGCTGCTCAGCCAAATAACAGAATGATATGGTTTGAGCCCAGCCACACACCTTCCCGGCTAAAGAAACCTGACTTTAAAGTTAGTACTCATGTTTGGTCAGTGGAAGATAAGCCTAAATGGAGAGTAGGTGATTCTGACGACTATTTCTATGAGATCTTAGAGCAGTCAGAACCCGATTAACACTCTTCTCCCTTAAATAAGGAGATAAAAATGTTAAAAAGATACCTTATAGGCATACTATTATGCCTACCCATCAGTGCTCATAATGAAACGTTGATGCTAATGTATACTCCTAACTTGTTTTCAAAGCAAGTAGAAATGGTAGGTTATCGCCCATATAATAAACTGCTAGATAAGAAGCAATTGAAGTGCCTTACGGATAATGTATATTTTGAAGCAGGTAATGAAGCGGAAGAAGCAAAGATAGCAGTAGCACTTGTTACGTTGAATCGTTTAAACCATGAATATTTTCCAGATACAATCTGCGATGTGGTATATCAAAGAACAAAATGGAAATGCCAGTTCACTTGGGTATGTACAAAGTCAAAGAAGATCAATTACTGGTCTACTTATAATGAAAGCAAGAAGATAGCAGAGTATGTCATTATGAACTATGAAGTTATTGATGACAATACAAAAGGAGCTACTTTCTTTCACCATAAAAGACTACATAATCCTTTTTCAAGAATCGGTGTCGAAAGAACGGCATCGATAGGAAAGCATATATTCTACAGACTATGAAAAAAATCAAAATCAATTCGGTAAAATCAGTTCAAGATTTCATCAAAGATATAGACTCTTTGGTTGAAACACATCATCTTGACTATATAGATGCAGTAGTTTATTATTGCGAAAAAAATAATATTGAAATAGAAACTGCTGCTTCTCTCGTTAAAAGTTCAAGTAAGATCAAAGCAAAAGTTCAACTAGCAGCAGAAGAGAAAAACTACATGATGAAGAGTGCTAAGCTGCCTATATGATTATGGAACCCTTTGACGCTTATAAGAAATACCTTGCTTTGAAACACCATTTTACAAGTGATAGCTATGATTACTTTAAGTATAATGGTAAAGTGAATGTGAAGAGCACATCATTCGACGTTAGAAAAGATAAGTACATGTTCTATAAGCTTTCCAAAAAGAAAGATGTAGAAGGTTACTTGATAGCAAATATGTTAAACGATGGTAAGACTTGGATAGGTGATTTATTATCATCAGAGTCAGAACAGATATACATCAATTGGTTGAAGCGACAAGAATCACTATCTTATGTGTTTGAGAACGATATTTCAAAGTTAGATGATGATATGAACGTTAACTTTAAATCAATTAATGGCGAATATCCTTTAGCACTACTTCTCTATCTTAGAAAAGAAATATGTTTGGAAACACTCATCATCATCGATAAAGCCATTGAAATATTCAAACATTGGAACAAGTCTATTCAAGACACAGTTATGTGGCCTGACATCTATAGGAAATGTTTAAAGTACCAATCTTTTCTTAAGATTGAGAAGAAGACGTATGTGAATTTGCTCAAAAGCAGATTCTCTATGTAATTATTATTCTATGCGTGATAGAATAAATAAGTCTATACCATGATAATGTGGACACGCTGTTAATACACTGTAATACGAGGTAATACAAATGACAACATCTTTTGCACAACTTAAAACAAATCGCCAGTCACAATTTCAGAAGCTAGCTAGTGAAATCAACAAGGGAGCTTATGAGTCCAAGGATGACACTCGGTTTTGGAAGCCGGAAACTGATAAGGCTGGAAATGGTTATGCGGTAATTAGGTTTCTTCCCGCTCCTCAGAACGAAGACACTCCGTTCGTGCGTATCTGGGATCATGGGTTTCAAGGCCCTGGTGGTTGGTACATCGAAAAGTCACTAACCACATTGGGACAGAAGGATCCTGTATCTGAGTACAACACTCAGCTTTGGAATTCCGGAGTTGAGGAAAACAAAGATACTGTACGTAAGCAGAAGCGTCGACTTCACTACATCAGCAACATCTATGTAATCAAGGACCCGGCGAATCCTCAGAACGAAGGAAAGGTCTTTCTTTATCAGTATGGTAAGAAGATCTTTGATAAGCTCAATGATGTGATGACTCCTCAGTTTCAGGACGAGGAACCGGTGAATCCTTTTGATTTCTGGGAAGGCGCCAACTTCAAGCTAAAGATTCGTCAGGTTGAAGGTTATCGGAATTATGATAAGTCAGAATTTGATTCCAAGTCACCTTTGGATGATGATGATGAATTGCTTGAAAATATCTGGAAGCAGCAGCATTCACTCAAGGTTTTTCTTGAGCCTTCAAACTTTAAGTCTTATGATGAACTCAAGTCTCGAATGCATCGAGTTCTTGGTTGGAACGCAAATCAGTTTGAAGAGCGAGCCAAGGTTAGTGATTCAGCTGAGTCTGTGAGTCTTCAGGCAGAAGCACCAAGCTTTAAGGCAAAGACCGCTAAGGCTGAGTCTAGTGAAGAAACCAACTGGGATGATGATGAAGAGGGCTTGGACTTCTTTAAGAAATTGGCTGAAGAGGATTAAGCTACAGCAAAATAGCTAGCGTAGCTTCTTTGTATAGTAGTTGTCGGTGTTTTGGCTGAACCAACGCTAGCACCGGCAACTCTTTTAGGATTCTCTACATCTATTTGTGGTTGTTGTGCAGCCATAGCAGTTTGAATTACAACCGCTTGTTCTTTATCTTCTTTCTTTTCAGTTGCATCTTTTACTGCTTGTGTAGTTGTTCCGATTTCTACTCCTTTAGTAACGGGAGCAGGCATAATATTAGTAGGAGCAGAAGCTACTTGTATCGATTCTGAAGTACCTGAGGGGGCAAGCTGATTAGAGTATGAACCAACTTTAGCTAACAATTCTTGTCCATAGCCGCCTTTCCATTTTCTTACATCACTTCCTGCTATTTGGCTAGTAGCTAACAGATTAGCTTCTTCTTGAGTCATATTGTTTTCATCTATGCCAAGACGTTTGGCCATCGATGATTTTCCTTTTTTCATATACCACGCAGTCACTAAAGCAGCAATAGTTGGATCTAAAACTAAATCTGGATTTTGTGCTAAACGATCATCTTTAAATAGATCTTTTGAAGCATTTGTGTAATTATTTTTACCAGTTAATTGAATAAATCCTCGGCCTCTAAACTTATATCCATCGCCGGGATCTGTATTACCCATACCTCGTCCTATTTTTGTTTCGGCGCCATACATCAATTCTCCCATTTGAACTGGATCTTTCTTAATTTGATTTAATTGTTCATCTGTGAATCTTCTAGCGCGCTCGCCAAATATAGACCTAATTCTTTCATTTGAAGTTCCACCATATCTTAAATTTTCTTCAATCGCTTTTCCTTGACTTTCTTTCATTACATTAGCTTTAACGGCTCTAACATACTTCGGATCGTCTATTCCAAGATTTTTTAATGCGGTTTCTATTAAACCAAAATTTTTATCTACATCCTGAGATATTTCAGGCATTGCTGAAACTGCATCAGGCATTTTAGGAGCTGGTAAAACCCGTGATGCATCAGTAGACTGTGACGGTGTTGATGTTGCTTCTGTTGTTTCTGACATTATAACCGAAGAAGAAGACACAGATGAAGGTGCAGTAGAAACACTTTGAGCAACAGGAGTGGTCGCTGATGTTGCAGGAGGAGGAGCAGCTGGGGCAGGAGTACCATATTCTAATGTTTTATATTCTCCTCCAAATTCTGCGCCTTGAGTTACACCAAATGAACCTGTGCTTCCTACTGTAGGTTGTACTTCAGGTTGTTTTCCTGGTGTTTTTCCTTGCGCTACATCTTCTGTAGCAGACTCAACCATGCCTTTAATGACATCTGGTAGATTATCTTTTAAAAACGTCGGTAAAGAACCAACTACATTAACGAATGTTTCTTCAACCGATAAAACTAATGATCTCCAAAGATCTGTTATAGTCGTTTTAAGATATTCTGCTATTGGACTAAACACATATTGGTTTATGGAGCTTTGTAGTTTTCCAAACAATGAAAGCACTATATCTTTAAATGATCCATTCATGATGTCTGGTAATTCACCAAACATTTTTTTAATGCCATCAAACCCAGCGAATATAACGGGCAATAATGTTAATATTATTCCTAAAGCATTTTTTATTATTTTGAAGAAAGCAGATGGTTTTTTATCATCATCTTCTTCATCTTTTTCTTTTATTTCTTCACCATCATCTCCTATTTGTATCACTTGTTTTTTATCTCCACCAGATTCTAAAACAGCTTCAGCTTGTGCTGCTTCTGTTATCTGTTCTCTTTTATAAAGCTGTGTTTCTAAGTTCTTTATTTTTCTAGCAAAGAAAGTAACTTCTAATAATAGTTTAGTTAATATTACTGTCTTTGTTTCTTTAACTTCTAACTGTGAATCATTTTCATTTAGATTTTCTTGCTTATCACTTTCATCAGCATTCTCTTTTTGTTCTGATTTAGAAGTTTTTAATTTAGCTATAAGTTCTTTGATCATATGCTAATTGCTCCTGAAAAATTAGTTTCAGGCACAAATAATTGAGATAAAAGATTTCCTAATTTTGGAGTAGGATCTGGAACATCATTGATATTCCATGATTCTCCTGGCTTTATCATCATTTTACCTTTTTGTGTTTGACGGGGAGGAGGAATCACTATCGGTTTTGGTTTACGAGGAGCAGAAACTTCTGCACTCGCTTCACCTATCTGATTGCCTATAGGTTTTGCAGCATTAATATAGTTATTGATAAAACTTTCGATAGAAGATCCAGAACTTTCTACTTGAGAAGACTGTTCTGTAGTCGATGGCATTTGCGCCATAGCTAAAGTTGGAGGTGTAACTGCAACAGATTCAGCGTCAACACTTGTCTGCTGATCACTGCCCATGAAACTAAGTGCTTGTCCTTCTCCTGTAGTTTTATCTCCTCCATTTTGAGCAGTCATATCTACAATTGGAATTGCATTCGCAGCTGGTTTTCTTGGTAACTCTGGTTGTGCTTGAAGCTCTGCTTCCTTTGCACTGACGATAGTTGGATCTTTTTCTGCGTTTACGCCTTCTTTAGCTAAAGCGTCTCTAGCAGCTTGTCTTTGTTCTGATGTTCCAAACGCTTGTGTTTTATAATCGGCTTGGAGAACCATGGTTGCATCAGGAAACATCTGAGCAACTTTAGCATCAAGTGAAGGGGTTTCGGATTTCGTTTCATCTAATAACTCACGAGCTGTTTTCTTTTCTCCTTTTATAGATCTTCTTTCATCTGGCGTTAAAGTTTTATCGATCTTTTTCCATTTTTCTTCTGGAGATAACTTTTTAAATTGTTTAGCTTCTTTGGATTTTCCATCTCCTAAAATTTTATCAACTTTTCCAGATATAACGCTTCTTGCTCCGTTTTCATTTTGTTTTATATACGCCGGAGCAGCACCAAGTATTTCTTTTACAACCCGATTTTTTTCTACATTTGGAGCAGCTTCCTCGGCGACTCTTACAGCTTCTGCTTCTTCGGCTTCTGTTTTTCTTTTTTCATCTGCATAATCACCAATTTTTCCAACCACATACGCCAATCCGGTTCCAACAAATCCTGCAGCTAATATTGCAAGTCCAGCTGGTGATACTAAAAAACCAAAGAAAGATTTTAAGAACCATCCTGTAGTGCTTAAGAGAGCTTTAGTTAAAAGATTTAATATAACTCCCTTACCAGCATATAATGCAGTAGCTATTCCAGCTGATTTTAGAATATCCATCCCGGTAATACTTCCTATAATCTCTGTGTCTAGGAAGTTACTGATTATAGGCCCTAAATCATTTTTGAAAAAACTAGGAAGATCAGTTGTTATCCAATCAAAAGCTTTAGTTAAACTTTCTTTAATTTTTTCAGGATCTTCTTTCAAGAAATCAAGAATTGCTGGTGAGAAAGCAAAAGCTGCTAGACCAGCTATCTTCATAATGTTACTTAGAAAAGAACTTTTTTCTTTCTTTCTTTTTCTTTTTGAACCAGGTTGAGCTATAACTTCGCTTGGCACTTCTCCTTCAGGAGATGCTGCGATCAATACATTACCCATTAAAAGATCAACTACATTATCAAACGATTGATTTATTGATACAAAGCTAGATAATATATCATTAAGTATTGCTTTTTCTTCTTTGTTTGAACTGAAAACGTTTTTCAGCATTCCAAAAAAATTACTATCAGACGAAGTCGTTTCTTTACCAGATTCATCTACTTTAAAAGCATCTTCATCAAACTCAAAGAAATCTTTTTTAAGAGTTTCTTCTTCTTTATAGTTTAGACTTAATTTCTTTTTTAGTAGCTCTGTAGCTTTTTCTGATAGCTTAAACATAAGATTACTTCTTGCTAGCCCAAGTTGCAAATCCCATATAAGCGCCTACAATAGAAGCCATAGCTATATAGAACATATCGAGAATGTTTTCTAAAGATTTGATTCTTCCTGAATCAACCAAAGGTGTAAAAAGAATAGCGGTATAAATCACTAAACAAACCATAGCAACCCATGCCATTCTTCTTCTGTTTTTGAATTTATCTTCTGTTATTTTTTCTTCCATTTTAGTCACTCTCCCATCGCCATCTATGTCGATAGTGTCTTGGTTTGACATTATGGTTTCTCTCTTCTCTCTTTTTCTTCTTTAAGGTACTGTAAAAGCATCTCAACATATATGTCCCTTTCAAATGGTATAAGTTCATCAATTTCCGTCATAGAATACTTATGGTGCTGAGCCAATGCAAAAACTGTTGTATAGTAGTTTTTGAGATTGTTATGGCTCAGCCCTACGTAAAAAAATCTTTTAAAGTGCTCAACTTAATAGTGCGGTCATGACCTAATGAGTTCTTATATTTAATTTCATGATACAACTTAGGCATCGTCGTAAAGAACTGCTCTATCTTTTTAAATGTTTTTGTGTCTAAGTTTTCTATAAAATCTATCAGCTCTTGTTCAGTGCTATCTTTAGCTGGATAGACTTTTTCTTTATCATAAATAACGTCTATACAGCTTATAAGAATTTTATTCAACATATCGTTTTCATCATTTGCTTTCGATACATTCTCACTTACTTTTAAGCTTGGGTACTTTAATATGATTCCCACTTCATCGTTTATTTGAATCTTGTTTGTGTGGGATTCATCAGTAATCACTTCAATGTCATCTATATTTAATTCAAAATCATAGACTTGGTCATCTTCGATGTCTCTATATCGTAATTTAACTATGTTGTTTACTGATCTGGCTCTAAGTTTTAAGAAAATGTATTCAACATCAAACGTAGTAAGCTTATCAACATCTATCGTGTCCAAACAGCAGTTGTTGATGATCTGTGATAGCGCCAATATCTCTTCATTGTCATTAGATTGCTGCGCCATCAGCAGTAGCTTTTCTTCTTTTACGAGAAAAGGACGAAACTTAAGTTCTTTTTGTGAAGACGGAATCTTTATAAAGAACATTGGTGTTTGAATTTTTGGTAAAGCCATTCTATATAACTCCTATATTATCTAAAGGCACCCAATCCAGTGCTTATTATATTTGCGTTGTTTACTAAGTTTATAGCATCTCCCACGCTTTGTGGTTTTTTGAGAGTTGCTAGTGTCTGTGCGATCGTTCCAGCTTTAATGACTTTCTGCACAAACGAAAGACCAGTTGTTACACCTTCTCCAGCCGGTAGCTGTTGGGCTACCCATGACTTGTAATAAAAATTGACTCCTATCGTCATGAAGTCATTGTTATTGGCCCAGTTCAATGGTACTTGCGATATTCTAAACGGAAAGGCGTCTGTTAGTTTATAAAACAATATCTTGTCTGATAACGTATTATATACTGAAATCTCCATGGAGCATGTATACTGATCACGATAACCGACTTTAAAAAAATCAGTTCCTGGAGGTGCACCGTCCGTATTCGTTTGAAACTCTACGACTGAAGAAAGCCAGGTATGAAATATTCTCATCACCGCGCCAGCACCATCGCCTATGAACACAAGTTCAATGTCGCCGTGTACGGCGGAGTGAGGAAACTGCTCCAAAGCACCTATTCCGTTTGGAATATTCGAGTCAACTGCTATGTCTATTCCCGGAAGGTCTGCTTTAAGAGTAAAAAAAGAAAGTGTTCTTGGGCCCTGTGAAGAAATGAAATATGAACCAAAAGAACCTGATGATATCTTTGGATATAGAGTGACGATGAACAGATTGGTGGGAAGCACTCCATCATATTGACTCAAAGTAGACTTGAATTCTTCTATAGAAAACCCACTACTCTTTCTAGTAGGCATAGTTCCATTAAGACCTATAACTGATCCTAACTTACCGGTTAAAGTATCTAAAATGGTAGCCATTACTTATTTCCTTTTCGTTATTGCTTTTATGCTGTCTTTCCAGACTTGTGTTTCTGATTGTTTCTGGAATCTTTGTAATGGTAAGAACAAAGCTAACTCCCACTCACTTGGAGGAATGAATGCTATCTTTGAGCGAATATGAGTGTTTAAGTATGATTTAACACAAGGTGCAAACGCTCTAAGATTTCTCTGCGAGTTGAGATAGTTGTATGTCAATTTAGCCAACCTAGTAGAATCTTTAGAAAAATCACTGGAGCTTGCTAGTACATAAAGATTATCCATCAGCACAGCTCTGTAAGGCGGAGGAAGATAATGAAGATTTAACCCTAAGAACCCTGTCTTTGTTACGTTGAACGGAAAGACAATTGGAAAGGTATCGTAGTACGGAAGTGATTCTTTTGTTTTTGGGCTATAGTTGAACAGAAATAAGCTTCCTATCTCGCGGATGCTTCGTATTCCTGCTACATGCTTCCTATCATCGATAGTTCTGACGGGTGACAATATATTCTTATTGATGTTTTGAGATTTATCTCTGAACCATTCTCTAGACTTCTCAATAGAATCTGACGGCTTGATTCTACTTTGTTCTAAAAGCTCTTTATAGACGTCTTTTACAGCCATTATACGATTATTCCTAATTCTTTTTCTGTTGCTATCAAGAACTTCCAGTTTTTATTAGAACAATATCTGTTTGCAGCTTCCCATTTTGCTTGATTGACGCCCCATGTTTGTACTTCATATAAATAACTTTTGGTTATTGTTTTCTGAGGAACTGGTGGTACAGTTTGCTTCTGTGGCTTAACTTCAATCACTAAGACTTCTATTAAGCCTTCCTTATTTATTTTTTTGATCCAAAAATCAGGAAAATATCTATGAACTTTTCCGTCTATAGGAGACATGTAAGGAATAAAGAACTCTTCACTTGCCCACTCTAAGACGTTTGAATTTTTATCCAAATACGTCATCAACTTAAGTTCATACAAAGACCTATAAATAATATTAGTAGGATTTCCTTTGTATTTTTTAGGGTGTTTAGGTTTAAAAAAGCCTTTATAACTCATAAAAACTATTTATAAATACTTTTAAAAGGGGTTATAGATGTCTGCAGCGTTTGATTCACTCAATTTCACGAGCGATGTTGGAAAGAGCGTTGGGTCTCTTGCCACCGGCGCAAGTTCGCTAGGCAGTCAGGGTGCGGGCGCATTGAGCAGCGCATTAGCAAACAAAGGATTATCACTCGATGGCATAAAAAACATAATTACATCGAAAACCGACTCTATTTCTTCTCCTTTAGGCGAACAATTTAATCGTGCTGGATTAAACTTATTTGCATCAAGATCCGAAAACTTTAATACTTCTAATGATCCAGCGGCTGTCTTAGCACAACAATCTATTTGGTCAGCACCGATTCAATACCCAACTGATAATCTTAGAACAGAATTCTTAACTATAGATTTTGCAAAATATAAAAGACCAAGTAATTTCGATAAAGGTGCATTTTCATCAGTTCTTCAAGTGCACTTACCTGTTCCTAGAATTTTAACAGAGCAGCATACTATTGATGTTGCTCCTACTAATTTAAAAACTATAGGCGCTGCTATACCCATAGTAGAGAACCTTTTAGGTGAAGCCACGGGTGAAGGGCGCGCTACAAGAAATGACTATATTGAAGACGCTATTGGGTTTGGTTATTCTGCTGGTGTGGGCTATACTGGCGAAACCATAGGAGGCATCGTTGGTCAATACGCCGGCGCTATTCCTAATCCACACATATCAATATTCTTTAATGGTGTAGACTTAAGACCAGCTATTGAATTTAGTTGGGTATTTACCCCTAAGTCCCCAGAAGATAGTAATGTATTGAAAGATATGTTAAAACAAATTAAATCATTGGTTCTTCCAACGCTTTCACAGGGAAATGGTAATGTGATGGATTATCCTCATATGGTTAAAATTGATATACATGGTCTTGATGAGGATACTACACCATTGTATAAAAGAGGTTTAATAACAGCTATAAACATTAACTATACACCTAACGGACCATCATTTTTCAAAGGAACTAACGCACCGACGTTTATAGTATTTAGCTTTCTATTTCAAGAAATAGAAATTATTACTGCTAATGATTATGGCGCAGGAGCAACAAATAGTGCTCAAAGACTAAAAGATTTGGGGTCTAAAATTTCATCTGGCGTTTCACAAGCATTATCGAATCTAGGAGTCCCTGGTGGAACCAGTGGTTAAAGGTAAATATTCTACATGAAATATTTTACAAATCTACCAATAATAACGTATTCAAACAACTACGTTAGAAACATCTTGACTAGAATTAAATTTGGTGATGAATATAAACAAAACGCAACATCATTTTATCCGTATGTTCAAAGACAATCATCTGGATCTATGAGATATGAAAATATAGCATATGATTATTACGATGATTCAGATGATGTGTGGATACTTCATCTTTTCAATGAAGTAATAGACCCATATTATGATGTTGCTTTGTCACAAGAAGATTTTGATAACTATATCACGAAGAAATACGGTTCAGTAAGAAATGCGTATCAAAAGATACTTTTCTACAGAAACAACTATGATCAAGACGATTCAATCTTGAATGAAAGCGGATATAGAGCATTACCAGAAGACTCTAAAAAATATTGGTCGGCCACTGTAAACTTTGACAATAAAGTTCTTGGCTATGAAAGAATAAAAGAAAATACAACTGTAGCAACGAATCGAATAATAACATTCGAAATTTCATTGGTTGGAAACACACAGTTTACAGTGGGAGAAAAAGTTACTCAGGGTGATTCATCTGGGTTTGTCACTTTCAGTAATTCATCAGTCATAACTCTTCAACATATTCAAAGTTTTATTGATATAAATGGAAACGTAATTCAATCTGGATATATTTTAGGTGATCAGTCTTCAGCCAACGCTGAAATTACATCAGCTAATTTAATATTCAACGCTTTTGGCGGAACTACTGGCGGTATGTCTCCAAATGAAGAGATATATTTTTCCCAAGTAACCGCATATGATTTTGAAACTGAGATAAATGAACAGAAAAAGAACATGAAAATACTTGATAGAAGATTTGTTCCTGATATTCATGCAGCCATAAAAGAGATATTCTAAATGGCGTCTAAATCGAGTTATGAGCCAGGAGATGTAATAATTGAACAGTTTGATCTGGTTGATATAAAAGGAAATAAAAAGCCATACAGTTTGTTTGAACAATTTGAAACAATCAACATATATGAATCCATAAAATGCCCTATCATAACTGGCGTCATTGACATCACAGATGGTATAAATCTACGAGAAACTTATCCAATTCTTGAAGATAAATGTAAAATTGTTTTAAAGTTTAGAAACCATCCTGACGTACCATCGAGAACATTCGATCTTCTTATAACGGAAGTGAAGAATGTATCTCCGGAACCAAACGCGCAATACGCTAAGTATCAATTGGTTCTTTGCTCAAAAGAAATTCTAGACAACTCTAAGCAGTTATTTACGACTGCTATGAGACAAAAAAAGATCGATGAATATATCAAGTACATATTAACAAATATAATTGGAACAAACAAAGCTATAATGATGGATCCGGCTGGAACCAAAGGTGTTCAAGACTTAGACTTGATTCAGATGAAGCCTTTTCAAAGCATAGACTATCTACGTCGCCGGGCTGTATCAGTTAAATATAAGTCTTCAGCTTATTCTTTTTTTGAAAATAAGACAGGATTTATATTTGCGCCTGTTGAATATCTTTTTGAAAGAAAAGAAGGTAGAATCAAAGATGCTGAATTCTTCTTTGATTCAGACGTGAAGCAGAACGTTAAAAACGTTTCTTTTAGAAACATCTTAGCATTCAATCACATAACTCAGCAGTCGACTGCAAAGATGGTTCAAGAAGGTGCTCTTAAAAATGTAACTACCAATTTAGATCTTAGAACGAGAACATATCAAGTCAATACATTTGATTTGCAGAAAGAATTTCCTAACTTTAAGTTTCCAGGAAAAACATCTAATCTAAATACTTCTAGTTTTGAAAATGAATATGGCAAACTACCAGCTGTTACTAACTTTTTAGTTAATACTTCTAAAAACCCAGATGACTATCTCGTAGACAAGATAGGATTCAATAAAGCGTTTGTTGAATTGTTGACACAGAACATATTAAGAATATACACGTGGGGTGATAGTTACTTATCAGCTGGCTATAGAATACAATGTCAAGTACCTGCGATAGACGGGCAGACTAAGCAAAAAGGTAAAAAAATCAATGATACTTCACGTTTCGTATCCGGTGAATACTTAATATCTTCTATAAGACACATGTTTCATAAGTTGCAAAATAAACATAGGTACTTTAATTCGATGGAATTAATAAAAGGAACTTATGGTGAAACGACTAGAGGTGGTTGATGAATAATAATAGATTTACAGGTGATATACCTTATTGTTGGTTTTTTGCAGAAGTTGTCGATGTAATGGATCCCGATATGCTCGGACAAGTTCGAATAAGAATAAAAGGTTTTCACGACGACTTTGAAAATAAAGATTTACCTTGGGCGGCGCCAATTCTCCCAATAACTAGTGCAAGCTATCAACAACCAGAATTTGGTGAAGTTGGTGTGTCACCTACTGGCATTTTAGTTGGAAGCTTCGTTTATGGGTTTTTTGCCGACGGGCCGGCTGCTAAAGTTCCTGTTTTGCTCGGTACGATGCCAACGATAAAACAAAACGATCCAAAGTTACACGATGTTTCGCCCCTTGCAAGGGAAGTAAACCAGTGGGAGAATAAGCCTCTAATGGGCCCAGAGCCTCCTTCTACGTACGCAGCCATATACCCACAAAACAAGGTGACTAGAACCATCTCAGGTCATGTCATTGAAATCGATGATACTAAAGACGCTGAAAGAATACACATATACCATAAATCAGGAACGTATGTAGAGATAAGTGCGGATGGAAGAACTGTAACTAAAGTCACTGGAAATAACTTCGTGATTCATGCTCAGAACGATGAAATACACGTGCAAGGAAACGTCCACATACATGTGGTTGGAAATGTGTTGATGGAAGTTGATAAGAACTTTGAAATGCAAGTAGGTGGAACATGTAAGATACAATCGGGTGGTCCAATGACACTCATAGGTTCTACGATAGATCTAAATCCATAATGGCAATACCTATTCATAGAAATGGTGATTCAAGAACATGTGGTGCTGCTACAATTGTAGCCGGTCAAGGAACAGTTTTTGCAAATAGTAAATTGGTTTCAGTAGATGCAGATCCTAACAGTCATGGGGCAGGAGCACTAACCGCAAAATGCAATGAAGTATATGTAAATAGTAAGATGGTTGTTATAGTCGGAAATTCAGCTAGTGCGGATTCTTTGTGCCCAACTGCTGGAGGAGATCACTGTAATCCTAAATCATCGAGTGGAAGTGGTAATGTTAATGTGGGCGGATAAATAAACAAAATAAACATAAGTAGCAAACATGGCATTACCAAGAGTAGCAGATCGATACACAGCGCAAAGGCCAAAAAGCGAAGATCTTTATTCTGATTTTTTGGTGAATCTAAACGCTCATCCAGATAATGGTCAAGTTGTAACCAATAGAAATGAAGATGCCATCATTGGATCGATAAAGAACTTACTTTTTACAAATAAATATGAAAGATTATTTCAACCCGATTTAGGTTCCAATCTTCAAAAACTTCTGTTTGAGCCTATAAGCCCACAAACAGAAGTTAGTATTGTAAATCAGATAAGAGAAACGATTGAGAACTATGAACCTAGAGCAAAGTTGATAGATGTTATTGCGAGCGGTTACCCAGATCAAAACGCGTATATGGTTACTATAACTTTTTACGCTACGACCATAGAGAACGTTATAACCATCAACGTACCTCTTTATAGAGTAAGATAATGGCAAATACAACAAACATCAATTTAGTAAATTTAGATTTTAGTTCTATAAAAGATAATTTTAAGAACTATTTGAAAGCACAGTCTGCTTTCAAAGACTACGATTTCGAAGGAAGTAACATCAATGTTCTTCTTGAAATATTAGCTTATAATACATACATGAATTCTTTCTATTTGAATATGGTCGGAAATGAGATGTTTTTAGACAGCGCTCAGTTGAGAGAAAGCGTAATTTCCAGAGCTAAGGAGCTTAACTACGTTCCAAGGTCTTTCAAGTCGGCTCGTGCGAATGTTGAAGTAATAATCTCTGCTTTGACTTCAAGTGAAGATACTGCGCCTGTTACATTCATTTCGATACCTAAAGGTACTTCGTTTACATCAAGAGTTGGTTCGAACACATTCACGTTTACTATAGATAAAACCATTCTTACTACTTCATTAAAAAGCACACCTGTAGGTAATGCAAACACGAGGTATGATTATTCAACCGGTGAAATTACTATCTATGAAGGGCAATATGTAACTGATACGTTCAATGTGAATTATTCAGATCCAACACAAAGATTCGTTTTATCTAATCCAACTATAGACACGGATTCATTAAGTGTAATTGTTCTTGAGAACAATGGAGCAGACGTATATAACTACTTACGCGCAACGTCTTTGTTTGGAAAAGGAGCTAACTCACAGATATATTTCGTACAGGGTTGTGAAGGTGAAAAATACGAAGTATTATTTGGCGATGGTGTAATTGGTAGAAAACCAGCAGATAATGCAGTAATAGTCTGTGAGTACCGTGCTACTAAAGGTGAATTACCCAATGGGTGTAATACCTTTAAGGCAGATGGCCCAATAGGTACATTTTCAAACGTAGCTGTGAATACGTTATATGTTGCTTCACAGGGTTCAATTAATGAATCTTTAGAATCAATAAAATTTAACGCTCCTAGATATTTTACTTCCCAAGAAAGAGCAGTTACAGCTGAAGATTATGAAAATCTATTGAAAATCAATTTCCCAGAAATAAATGCAGTATCTGTGTTCGGCGGCGAAGAAATAGATCCTCCACAATTTGGTAAAGTTTTCATTGCAGTTGACTTAAAAAATGTAGACGGTGTTCCGGACATTAGAAAAGAACAGTATTACAATTTTATCAAACCACGTGCTTCATTGTCCATAGACCCAGTCTTTATCGATCCAGACTTTATGCATCTGGATATAGAAACAATGGTTAGATACAATATCAATTTAACATCTTCAAGCCAAGAAACTATTAAAGATTTGGTGTTGAATACAATTAGAACTTTCAATTCAACTAATATAGATGATTTTAATGTTAAATTTAGATACAGTAATTTAGTTACGGCAATTGATAATACTGATAGAAGCATTATCAGCAATGATACAACTGTCAAAGCAATACGTTCTTTAATTCCACAACTTGGAATTGAAACTGACTATACAATAGATTTTCAGCAAGCATTGGAAGATGATTTTGCTGATCTGCAAAAAACACATCCTGCAAATTATTTGAGTGCTATCAGTTCTTCTCAGTTCATATCTTCTGGTAAAATAGTCATATTAGAAGACGATGGATTAGGCACTATTAAGTTAAAATCGGACTCTGGTATAGAACATACTGATATTTTAGACATTGGAAGTGTGGACTATGAAACTGGAAGAGTCATATTGAACAAGTTAAAAATAGATTCTTATACTGGAAATTCAATTAAAATATATGGAAGAACTAGATCCAAAGATATTCTATCTGAATTAAGAACTATTCTTTCAATTAGAGATCAAGACATTAGAATAACTGTCATTCCTGAAAGAGAGTAATTTAGTGAAAGATATAACTTCATTTATTTCTCCATTAGTAGAATCGCAGTTTCCTTCTTTTTATAGAGAAGAAGGTCCTCAGTTCATAACACTGATTAAATCCTATTATGAGTGGTTAGAACAATCTAATAATGCGTTGTATCATGCTAGAAGACTCTTAGAATATCGAGATATAGATCAGACTGTCGATGATTTTATCGTGTATTTCAAAGAAGAAACTCTTAAAAATATACAGTTTGATGTAGCAACAAATAAAAGGCTTCTAGCAAAAAACGCATTGGATTTTTATAGATCCAAAGGAACAGCCCGTTCAGTTGATTTGTTTTTCAAATTAGTCTATGCGCAACCTGCAAAAGTTTACTATCCCGGTGATGACGTTTTTAAACTCTCCGATAACACATGGAAAATACCTGAATACCTAGAAGTAACTAATACTGTCTATAACCCAGACTTTGAAGGAAAACAAATTACAGGGATTAGGAGTGGTGCAACTGCTTTCGTAGAAAATTACGCTATCAAGAAAAAAATCAACAACCAAGTTGATGCAGAAGGAAACGAAGTTAAAATATCAAAAGATATTCATGTATTCTACATAACGAATGTTCGTGGCAATTTTGAATTTGGTGAAACAGTAGTTCATTCTGGTACTGAAGACCCAAGAAAAGCTCCAAAGATGATTGGTTCTCTATCTGAGCTTCAAGTTATAACTGGTGCATCAGATTATGTAGTAGGCGACATAGTAAACCTCATTTCAAACACGGGGTTTAATGGTAAAGCATTGGTTACATCTATTGCTAACACGACTGGTCAAGTTGAATTTACATTGATTGATGGCGGGTGGGGATATACAACTTCTCCAAAAATAATCATCTCAGAAAAAGCGCTATTGGTCAACAACGTAATCGCTTCGAGCGGAAGTTTAAGCAAACCTTTTAAGCTGTTTAGTACTTTAGTTCAACCTAAAGCCAACATTAATTTTGATACTCTCACTGGAACTTTAGCGGCAAACAATCTTCTATTTTCATATGAAAGTGGTAATGTTACAAGTATATCAAAGATCATAACGATATCATCAAACACAGGCGGTATTGGCAACATGTATTTGTCTGTCGTATCTGGTACATTACCAGGTGTAGGTAATGTGCTTTATAATGATGGAAATGTATCGTCTGCTAATATTACATTAAAAGTTGATAAGACATCGACTGCAAATATAATGGGTGTGTCGAGTAACAATATACTATTGATAGATGACGTTGAAGGTGGTTTATTGCCGAAAAAAGGTGAACAGATATTTCAACAAAATTCATCTATAGGAGAGTGGGTAACTGCTACTGTAGATTTGGTCAGACAAGAAGGCGGAAAGAATTTAATCTATGTCACAAATACTGTTGGTTCTTTCATATCGTCACAAAGAATAAGAGGTAGAGCTTCTGGTTCTAATTCAAACCTTTCATCATATTCGACTACTATTGGCATCTTTAACCCGTCAGAAACATCCGTCATATCAGTAAATGTTGTTAATGAAGGACAGGGGTATTCAAATGGTGAACTAGTTACATTTGAATCTGAAGATGGGTTTGGTGCCGTTGGTTTAGTTGTTACATACGCAAATAGTAGTGTTTCAAGTATTAACATTTTAAATGGTGGAAGTGGTTATATAGAATCGCCAACTGTTAGAATAGTTAACACCGCTTCTCCTGTTTATTTTAATTCTAATACCGATGTTGATCCTGTTTTAGATTTTATTAGTATTCCAAACAATGGTTTCATCAACGCACAAGCAATTAGGTACACATCAAATACAGGAAATACACCCCTGACTGGTTTGGTGTCCGGTTTCGTATACTACGCAAGACTTGCTAATAATAGAGGAATACAATTATCAGAAAGTCCGTCTGGTAATGTTATTCAATTGTCTAAAGGACTAACTGAAAATGGTCATTCTTTCACAGCCGCAGTGTCTTCCGGCAGTAATTTTTCAGGTAATTCTGTTTTAGGTTCTCCATTTGACTATGATAATAAACTTTATGTTTATAGTGTAGGTTCTAATCTAGTATCGTTCAACGCCAGTAATGATGTAAACGCTACCAATCATTTCATATCATTGAATACACATCCATTTGTTAATGGACAAGCATTAGTTTATAGAGTCGGCAGCGGCCGAACAAACCTCGATCTATTAAGTAATAATTCAGTCTATTATGTTGGTGTTGCAAATTCTACTGGCATAGACATAGCTTATTCTAACGGAACCATCATTCCAATAACTCCTGGAGTAAATGAAAACGGTCACTCCTTTGCCGCTTATACCGAAGCGAATATAGATTTAGCTGGTGAAGGATCATTAGCTGATATTCGTATTTCAAGTTTAGATGATGAAGAAACACTTAGGTTAAACACTGATTTTATCGGTGGATTTAATATCTATGGTGCTCCATACTTAAACATAGTTCTCAATGGCAGTTCTAATAGCGCGCTATCAGGTTCCAATTCATATGGATTTCCAGGAAAGCCATCTGGTAATTTAATTAATTTTTCTATAGATACCATTCTAACAAGAGAGCTATTTACGATAGGAACTATCAGCGCTTTAGGAACAGTAAACCCAGGCGACGATTACACTCTGGATCCTTTTGTTACAATCATTGAGCCGGTCGTAGCTGGTTATAGAAAATACGATCAAATCATGACGATCGATGGTGACACCGCTAGTATGACAAGAAATGAAAATATTCTCGTTTCTACTAGAAAAGCTTTTGATGGTTCATCCGCAAACGTAATTTCTTCGTTTATATACATGAGTAACCATAAATTTTTTGCTAATCAGCAAGTAGTATATACTACAGAAACAGGAAGTGGAGTAGTTGGTGGATTGGCTAACAACACTACGTACTATATAGTAGCTACAAGTTCCGTTATAGACATAAAAATTACAAATGGTGGATTAGGATACGCAAACGGTCCCATAGTGTTTTCTGGAGGTGGAGGAACAGGCGCAGTTGCCAATGCAGTCACAAATGAATATGGTAATGTGATTAGCATAGACATACAAAGCGGAGGAGTCGGATACACCTCAGCTCCTTCTATATCTCTTCCCGGTTCACCATCTAGCACTGGAACTTTCACTGTAGCTCTAGGAACTTTTAACTCGTTCGGTTTAAGCTTAACCAAAGGTGGTTCAAAGATAATACTCACAGCCACACCGTCTACTTCATTTCATTACATTGATTCAGGAAACTACGAGAAATTTGGTTTATTGAAAGAAATCATAAATTCAAACACTATAAAAGTTAGAAGATTAACTTTCATTAATGAAGCTGATCCTAATTCAGAAACATACTTAAAAGGTGAAACTTCTCAGTACGTTACACGTCTTATTGATTCAGAAAATGATGAAACTTATTCTGGGTTAAACAGCATAGTTGAAGCTAACGTTATAACAGCTAATGGAGTTGTTAAGACACTAAAAATTGTTGATTCTGGATTTGCATATGAACAAGCTGATGTCATGTCTTTTCAGAACGAAGATGATCCAGAAGCAACAATAGGATTGGCTAAAGGCTCAAATATTAAACAAGGCATTGGAAGTGGTTTTTATCAAAACACAAAAGGTTTCTTAAGCCGAGATAAATACTTACATGATAGTGATTTCTATCAAGACTATTCTTATCAGATCATAAGTAGAGTTCCCTTTGAACGCTACTCAAACATGTTGAAGAAAGTTTTACATGTATCTGGTACTAGGATGTTTCCTGCAATAGAAATAGAAAGTAAAAACGAATCTGTAATTAATGCGTCTAGAAAAATAGACATTAGAACTACATTTAATCCAACAAGTAATGTAGACATAGATCAGAATTTTATACGGTTAAATCATTCATATGCTAATAATGATTTGGTTGCATATAGCGTAGATACCGGTAATACCATTATGATTAACTTAGCTAATAACGAAACATATTCCATACGATTTGCAAACAGTACTGGATTTAAGTTATCTTATTCAAATGGAACTATTGTTAATTTAGAAAGCCCATTACCGAATGAAGTCGGACATGGTATACATAACACGATCTAAAAGAGAACGAAATGGCTAGTAATAAATTAGTAACACCAGAATTCAAACTTCATCATATTCGTCAGTTCATTGAGTCAATCACTGAGCCGGCTAATACGATTTACTACGCGTTTGTAGGAAAGCCTACTCAATATCTATTAGGTGATAATGTTATAGATGCTCCGAACACAGATATAGAATCGTTAACAACTCGCGTTTATGATGAAATGGTATTGGCTAAAAGAGTTACATCTAATGATGTTAAGTCATTAATATCTAGGCATGACTGGACGACTGGTACAGTGTATGACATGTACGATAGCTTGGATAAAAGCTTAAAAGACAAAGCTTTCTTTGTTGTCTCAAAAGAAGGCGGTAATTATTATGTATTCAAATGTCTTTACAATAAAGAGGGTGCAAATTCAACCAGTCAACCTATTTTCAGCGCAACATCTGCAGATGATGTATATTATGAAACCGCGGACGGATATATCTGGAAATACATGTATCAAATAGATGAGACTACTTTCAATAAATTTTCTACAATTGACTATATCCCTGTAATTCCAGATGCAAATGTATCATCAAATGCGGTCAGCGGCGAAATAGATGTTATAAAGATTGTATCTGCTGGAAAAGATTATAATAATCATTTAGAAGGATCTTTTACAGCTTCAGATGTAAGATTTAGTGGTGTTTCAACACAGTATAGAATCACTTCTCCAAACGCGGCTTCCAACACTGATTTTTATGAAGGATGTATTCTCAAAATAATTTCCGGTGATGGTATAGGGCAATATAGAAAGATCGTGTCATATGATCAAATAGAAGGATATTATGTTGTCACTATAAATGAACCATTCTTAACGACACCTACAACAAGTAATTTTGAAATTTCACCTGAAGTTATAATCGTTGGTGATGGAAGACAAACTGTAAACGCAGAAGCTAGAGCCTTGATTAATGCTGTCGCTTCAAACACAATCTATAAAATCGAAATTTTAAATAAAGGCAAAGACTACTTCCTTGCTACTGCAAACGCATACGCTAATCCTGTAGCTAAGCTATCAAATTCAATCAACCAAGCTCAGTTAAGAGTAATTTACTCTCCAAAAGGCGGCCATGGTTATGATGCTGAATCAGAGCTGTTTGCAACAAATATGGGTATAAGTGTTAAGTTTTCCAATAATGAAAACGGAGAAATATCCACGGATAATGATTTTAGAACTGTAGGTTTATTGAAAGATCCAAAATTCAAAGACGTCAAACTAACATACGATGCTTTAGCGGGTGCTGGCTTTTCGGACAATGAAGAAATCATACAAGCAAAGTTGAATAGAATCAATGGCACGGTCGGTGTAGATTCAGCCAGTAAAAATATCTTTAGCATAGGAACTTTAACTACGATTCAAGTAACTTCTGCAGGAAATACTACTTACTCCAACACTGATATAGTTACTGTATCAAACGTTGTCATCAACGCAACTGCAGGCGTGGTTTCAAACTCTACTGGGTATGTTCAAAGTGTTCCATTAACTTCTGCTGGGTATGGTATAAGTGATACAGCTTCTCCTGTCATAACGGTTGCTAATGCAACCGGAGGAAACGTTCGTTACTTCAATTCTAAAATCATTACTGGGTTAACAGCGTCTGCAAATGGATTAGCGTACCGCAACAATGACATCATCGAAATATCTAGCACTTCCGCTGTAGTAAACGCCATTGCCGTCTTTTCAACGAATGCAACTGGTGGCATAGCAGCAGTTACTATAACCAACAGCGGAAAGGGGTTTGCTAGTAATGAAATTGCTTATCTGACAATCACCGATGCCGGTAGAGGGTATAACTCAACAGCCAATAATCAACTTGCATTCACCGGAGGTGGCGGTACTGGAGCAGTAGCTACATTCGTAAACAATGCTACAGGAAATATAACCAGCATATCAATTGTAAGTAGAGGTATTGGGTATACTTCTCTTCCCACAGTTACGCCTGTTACTCCTTCATATTCTCCTACAGTTTCAGCAGTCATTACACCTGTGCTTCAAGCGAACGGCTTGAGCGTTAAAATTGCTAACAGCACCGGCGGTTATTCAAACGGTGCTAAAATCATAAGAACTATAACTAATGCAAATGGTGATATTGATCTATATGCAAACACAGACACGTTAACAATCATCAGTGCTTCAGATGTAAATGGTAACGCAGTAGCAAATATAGTTACGAATACAGATGGGTCATTAAACTTTGCTAATGTAAACGCTGGAAATAATTTTGGATTTAACATTGGTAATACTAATCTTGACTATTTCGTTGCAAACTCTGCTGGTGGGTTCAAGCGTAGATTTGAATCCAAAATCGTAACGAGTGCACAAATTACAAATTCATCTCCTGCTTATCAGATAAGCGGTGTTTTTGTAAACACTACTGGAAGTGGTTACAACTCAACTAGGGTTCTTAGTGTTAATGTTGTAGACGGAGGCATTGGATATGATTCGACTGCTAATAACATTATTGTGTTTTCAGCCGGTAGCGTAACAACAGCAAACGCTTATTTTTCAAATGATTCTTCTGGTAAAATTTTATCAGTTACGATGACTGATTATGGAAATGGATATTCATCTGCGCCTACAATAACTGTAAATCCTCAAGCAAATGGAATTGGTGCAAATCTTACAGCCGTATTGGCCAATTCAATAACAGTAACAAGTACAACTGGTGGCTATAGCGCAGTTCTTTACTTCACAAATAATGCATCTGGTGCAATTCCTGTAAGTTCAGTTGTTATTGCTAATGGAGGATTTAATTATTTAACTGAACCAACACTAAGTGTATCTGATCCTATAGGATCAGGAGCAACATTTAGAGTTTCTTTACTGGGTGGTGCTAATAATTTTTCTAATCAAGATATTATAGAATTTTCTGGAGGAACAGCTAACGGCTATGCTAATGTTGTAGCTAATAGTTCTATGCTAAGTGCTGCGCAGATATATTACACTGGAACGTCGTTTGATACTAGTGCTGAAGAAACTGCTGCTTCAGGGGTATTCTTTAAATCAGATGGAACAAGAATGTTTATCAGTGGTACTGGTGGAGATGAAATAAATCAATACGATTTATCTTCTGCCTGGAATGTTGCAACTGCTTCTTTTATTGCTAACACCACTACTGGATTATTGAGACAAGCATTCCCATTAGACCTTTATTTTACATCAAATGGAACTACTGTATACACAGTAGGAGGAGGTGGAGCCGCAGCTGGAAATTCAGTAATACGGTTTGATATGTCTCAAGCGTGGAACGTTGAGACTATGTCTTATGTAGCTAACGTTGTTGTAGAAGGAACTGGTAGACAAAGGCGCCCAACTGGGTTAACTTTTAAACCAGATGGAACTAAGATGTTTATTTCGGGATGGGACCCAAGAGCAATAACAGAATACAATTTATCTTCTGCTTGGGACATTACGACTGCTACTTATGCAGCAAATGCAACATATGATTCTGCTGGGTTTAATCCTTTTGGTAGTGGCACTATAAACGTTTCATCTATTCAAATATCATCTGATGGATTATTAGTATATGGTGTTGAACCAGTTTATGACATGGTCATAACTGCTCCTTTGACTGAAGCTTGGAATATTAGCACAGTAAACGCTTCTGGAAATTCATATCAAATTATACATTTGCAAGAATCAGCTCCGCGCGGCTTGTATGTAAACCAAGATCAGAATAAGCTGTGGGTAGTTGGCGATGTAGGAGATAAAGTGTTTGAATACACAGCAATGCCAACGTATTCAGCTGTTATTACTGATTCGGGGAAAGGATTCGATACAGCTAGTCTAAAAATACAAATAGCAAATTCCAGTGGAGGAAATACTAGATTTTTTAATGGAACCATCGTTAAAGAAATAACTGTTTCAAGTGGTTCTGGTGTTGCTAATGCGTTTACAAATACAGATGTTATCTATGTAACTAACGGAAACATAAATGCTGTAGGCAATGCTGTAACGAATTCTACTGCGTATCTTCAGTCGATTAATTTAAATGTAAGTGGCCAGGGATTCGTAAATACTTCTTCTTTAAATATGTATGCAGTGAATTCCACTGGCGGTGATGTTAGATACTTTAATACAAACGTAGTAAGCTCCGTCGGAATATCTGACGGCGGAACAGGATACAGCAACACAGACTATGTAATAATCTCTTCTCCAGGCGGAAGTGTAGCTAGAGCAAACATTGAAACCACAGTAGCTGGCTCGATAGTGTCAACTAAACTATCTGATCGTGGGCGTGGAATCATTCCATGGTATGTGTCTGAATTAGAAATCATCTCAGGTGGAACTGGTTATTCAAACGCCGATACAATTGAGTTTTGTGGAGGCGGGGGCACCGGCGCCAACGCGATACTTCTAACAAATTCAACCGGTGGAATAGTAAGAACGTATGTTGTTACCGGTGGTGAAAATTACGATTGTGCGCCGAGTGTTGAAATAGCTAACACTACTGGCGGAACAGCAAACGGAACTAGCGCAAATATAGTAGCAAAGATCACTAAATCAACAACTTTAAGAGTATATAATGCAAATGGTAATCCTTCCATAGGACAATTTGCAGACTTAACGTTAACAGTTAAAGCAGCTCCAACATTAGTTGCAAATTTGGTGTATGCTCCTACAATTGGAACGACTAATGAAATAGTTACTTTATCTACGCCTGCTATTCTTGAAGTTGTAGTGGCTGACAGCGCTAACTTATTCTTTACTACTACACAAGCAGCTAACTTATCAATCATTCTAAGTGATAATCGTACTACGTTTGATAGCTCCATATCGGCCGGAGATCAAATATACCTTCAGACGACTACTGAATCACAAGTACTTACTGTTCAAGAAGTTGTCAATTCAACATACTTATCTGTAACAGAATTTCCTGCGTTTACCAATACAGCAACTGCTATATCAGTTGCTAAAGTGAATGCAAGAGGAAACGTCAAAGAACGCGGTGCCAATTACGTGCAAGTTACTAATGCGTCTGGATTCTTCGTCAACAGCAACAACATCATAGGCGTATCATCTAGGTCATACGCTAATGTTTTACAAATATCATACAACGATGTAGTGAAAACTGGAACAAACGTTGATCAATTATTCACATATTATGTAAGTTCTGGTAACCCAGCTAACTTTATAGAAGATGAAATAGTAAGAGACGATGAAGGATCATATGCTTACATCCATTCAGCAAACTCTACTGCTTTCAAAGTAGTTAGGCCTTCAAGTGTATTCTTTGCTGGCAATACGATTATTGGTGACGATTCAGGGACGTCTGTTGTTCTCGACAGCGGTAGTACATATAAATATGAAGGTGATTTGATAAGAGGTTCTGGCGACATAATATATATAGAAAATATAGAACCTATCTCTAGATCAAATACACAGTCCGAAACAATCAAGCTAATCTTGGAGTTTTAGCTAAATGCCGATTCAAACTGACCTAACAAGAGCTCCGTATTACGATGACTATAAAGAAAAAGATAACTATCATAGAATTCTTTTCAAGCCATCTGTTGCAGTACAAGTACGAGAGTTAAATCAATTACAAACGATTCTACAGAATCAGATTGAAAGATTCGGCGATAATGTATATAAAAGAGGAACCATCATTGATGGTTGCAACTTTACATTCCATGCTAATCTTCCGTTCGCAAAGATAAATGATACACAGACCGATGGCGCGCCAGTTAATGTTTCTTCTTTCAAAGGATTCTTTGCAAAAAATTCTACTAACTTAATTGCACAGATCGTAGAAACTTCTTCTGGGTTTGAAGCAACAAGTCCAAATCTAAACACACTGCACTTGAAGTATGTATCTTCTGGATCTTCATCAAACGCTACTGCATTTTCTCCCGGTGATGTTCTTACTATATACAATCCATCTCTTGTAGTTTCAGAAGCAGATGTTGAAGTTAAATCATCTGGGTTTAGCAATGCAGATAACTTAATCATAGTTAGCGCGATTGAAGTATCGAACACAACTGGCGGTGATAACTTTGTGAATGCATCGGGACAAGCGTGCACTTTCACAGTCGGTGAAATCATCACACAGGCTGTTACTGGAGCTCAAGCTGAAATTCGTGAAGTGAACACCACCGCAAACGTAGAAACATTAGTACTTAAGATTCGTCCACTAGCTTCAAATTTAAGAGTTAGTAACGTTGCTTCTTGGCTTTTTGCTGAAAATTATGAGATTACGTCTTCTCAATCACTTATAACCGGTGTGCTGACACGCAATATTGGTAAAGATGCTTTAGGAACCATCGTAACAGATTCTACTGGTGGCGTAAAAAGCGTTGCAGTATTAAATGGTGGTACTGGATATTATGTTGAGCCATGGCTTACTGTAGCTTACTCAACACCAAATACAAGCTCAACAGCCAACGCGGTTATTGATGCATTACGAATTACTTCTAAAAATTATCTATGCAATGTTACTGTAAATGATTCAACCACTTCAATAGGATTTGGTACTGGCATAGCTGTTTCCGAAGGTATCATATATCAGAAAGGACACTTTGTTCGTGTAAACGATCAGTTCATAGTAGTGGACAAATATGACGCTCAAACCAATAGGGTTGTTGGGTTTGATACTATAGAAGAAATCGTAACGTTTAGACAAGACCAAAACTTATTAGACAATGCAAGTGGGTCTTTAAACGAAAGAGCTCCTGGCGCTGATCGTTTAAAACTAACTCCAAAGCTAGTAAGCTTGACTTTAACCCAAGCAGAAGCAAATAATATATTTTTACCTCTAATCGAATATGCACTAGGAAAGCCGGCTAGACAAAGAAAAACTACACAATTCAATTCTATCGCAAGAGAACTTGCTCAAAGAACTTTTGAGGAAAGTGGTAATTATATTTTAGATCAATTCTTGATTTCAACTCAAGATGTTGACGACATAGCACAAAATTCATTAGTTTACAGAACCAAAACTGATCCAGGAACAGCTTATATTGATGGGTACAGGGTTCAAACGTTAGCATCAAGTGTAACTGACACAGTAAAATCTGTATCTACTACTAGTAGACAAACATCTTTGCCAATTAGCTACGGTAATTTTATTCGCGTTAAAGAAGTAGCAGGATTCTTTAAGTTTTCAGTAGGAGATATTATCTCTTTAAGAAACACAGTTAGTACTTACTTATCTTCATCTACTGCTGGTCAATCTACTGCACAATTTCCAGTGCCAATCGCCGCTGGTTCTGAAATAGGAACTGCAAAAATACGTTCAATGCAAATTGAACAAGGTATTCACGGCACAAGTGATACTGTTTATAAGTTGTATTTGTTTGATATACGAATGAATACTGGTAAAAATTTCAAAGATGTAAGAAGTGTATTTTATGATGGTTCTGGCGATAATAATGGTGTTGCTGATATATCTTTAGATGGAGGAAGCGCAGCTATATATGCTGCAAAAAATAGTTCTTTGATATTTCCAAGTGGATTGCAATCATTAAGTTCAATCAATTCTATTTCTTATACGTATAGAACGACTACTGATAATTTAAGTATTGGAACTAATGGTAGACTTTCTGTTTCAGTTGCACAAAATCCAGGCGAGTATTTTGATTATTCCGATTCTCTTTCTCAAGATGAAAAAAGAACATTAACACTTATTCCTTTAGCTAATACTGTAGCAACTGTAAATGCACCAGGACAAGTTATTGTTTCAGCAGCAGGTATTGGTAATTTAGTCGGTGTTGGTACTACGTTTAACACTTCTTTTAGAAGTGGTGATTATATTAAAGTTGCTAATTCCGGTGGTGATTTTGAAATAAAAAGAATTATCAAAATAGCAAATGGTACTCACCTTGCTGTAGACAGTGCATTCTCTAATAATTTAGGAACAGCAAACGCTGTATTATTCTTCCCAAGGTATACACCAATCGTTCTTGAAACATCTGATAACCGTAGAACTGCAAACGTTCAATCGAATACAACTTTAAACATTAGTGTAGGTAATACATTAAGCACATCGGTGCCTGTAGCTTTATCATATAATGTTAGAAAATCAACACAAAGCATTCCTAAAACCGTAAGAAGAAATGTATTTGTTAAAATTGATCCTACCACCAATTTAGGAGGATCTTCTGGTCCATGGTGCTTAGGACATCCTGATATTTTTAGATTAAAAGCTGTATATGAGGGAAGAACAACACAATTTAATGGTAATACCACAATTGTGGATTCAGCTAATGAGTTCATAAAATTTACCAATGATTTTCTTGCTGATGGTGATGTAGTGATTTATAGAACTGAAACTGGTAGTACAAATATTGCCGGTTTATCAAACAACCAATCTTATTATGTAGTATCGGCTAACTCTACTGGTGTTAAGTTGTCTTTAACGTCTGGCGGATCCGCTATAAACATTACTGCAACTGGAACTAATACCACACAATATTTACTTTCTGTATCGAACACGGATGTAAATGCAACTCAAAATTACTATATAGATCATAATCAAAGAAAAGATTATTATGACGTAGGATTCTTATACAAAAATACTCGATATGCAGTTCCATCAAACAAATTGCTTTTAGCACAATTTGATATGATGACTTCTGAACAGAGTGGATTAAAAACCGTATCTTCTTATCCGATTAATGATACAACGACTTTAGAATTAAACACTTCTGGAATTCACACGTTAGAAATACCTGAATTATTACATGATAATGGTGAATATTTTGATTTAAGAGATTCATTAGATTTTAGACCTTATTCATCTAATACAGTAGCGGTATCAACCACGATAAATCAAGCTTCTATCAACCCGCTTGAACCTTCATCTACTGCAAGATTTAATTTACTGATCGATAAGAAATTTCCACTTCCAGATTCTATATGTGATATTACAGTGGAAAAATATTTACCAAGAATCGATTCTGTTATCATTTTAAGCAATACCGCTATAAAAGTTGTTTCTGGAACACCTGATGAAAGTCCTAAAGCTCCTAAATTGCCTAAAGAAGGACTTTTGCTTAATCATTTAATCATTCCACCTTATCCTTCTTTACCAAAGATATTATCTAGAGCAACACTTGAATACTTAGATAAAAAAGTAATTAATATTAATGCTATTAAGAAAAGACAAACAGATCATACGATTTCTACACCAATAACACCTGATGGATTACCAACGTTTCAAAGTAAAGTATATACGATGGAAGACATTGCATCGCTTGAAAGAAGAATTGCAGACCTTGAATACTACACTTCTTTAAGTTTTACCGAAGATTCAGTTAATAATCTCCAATTAACGAGTTCTGTCGATACAACCACTAACAGATTCAAGTTTGGATTCTTTGTTGATAATTTTACAACTTCTAATTTTGCTGAAATAAAAGATCGTTCTTACTACGCTCAAATTTTTGGGTTTGAATTAAATCCAAAGAAAAAACAATTTAAAATTGAATATAGTTTTAATACAAATGATCAAGAAACAATAAATTGTATTCGTGGAAAAAAAGTAGTACTTCCAAGCAGAGAAGTAGTATTGATTAATCAAAAGCAAGCCACACAAGCTACTACTATAAAGGTCGCAACTACTGAAACCACATTTACTACAACGGGAACAGAGATAACTAATACAACAACAAATACTTCAGAAATAACCGTAGAGGAATGGGAACTCAAAACTAAAGAGCAAAATTATCAAGAATTAGTTGGTGAAAAGAAACAAGTTAAGAAAAAAGTTACAAAGCAAAGAGAAGTTGTAAAAGACGTTAAAGGACCAAATGAAGAGGTTTATATTGAAAATATAAATGGTAGGGCTAATGACGGTACAGCGGCCACTCGAAGTGACGGTCCTTTATCGTATGTATTTACATCAAGTAAATTGGGAGGAACAATTATAATACATAGAACCGATCCTTATAAATCATTAGATAGTAGAGCGCTTGCACGTTTATATAGATATGAGAATGATAATTGGGTAGAAATAACCACTGTACGAGATGATCTTAATTCTGGTAAACCTGTTAATTATTCATATGTGGCTTCAAATCAAACTCAATTTAAAATAACACATGCAACTGGAACAGACAAAGATAATCGTATCGAACTAACGTTAACTTATCCTACTTCAACCCAACAAACAAGTCTTGAAAATTATGAAGAAGAAATTACTGTAACAGAAGATACAACTCGTTATGATCCTAAAGCACAAACTATATTTAAAGTAAATAAATCAACTAATACTACAACTAAAGAAGAGGTATTAGTTGATACAACTGTTGAAGAAAAAACAACTAGTATTACTAAATCTTTATTTAATCCAAAACCAAGTGCGCTTATGCAAATGGATCAGTTGTTTAATTTGCCCGGGCAAATCAATTCACCAACTATTGATTTGCTTTCATTTATTCAAGACGATATTAATTCTTAAATAGGAATTGCACGATGTCATTCGAAACTAATTTTAACGGTGTAAAAGCTTCAGTTACAGACTTTCAGAAAGTTTTTACATTTAATGCTTCTGGATTAAAAGCAAATACATATTACGATGTCATATGTGAAAATATTATATCTAATCATTGTGCTACACAAACAGCCACACAAACAAACCCTTATTCTAAATATTTAAAAAGAATAAGAAATATTGAGCTTCCTACAAATGTAGACTTACAAGCAGCCGGTCTTGTAAATAATGGTATATTCATAACGAAAGCCGATCTTCCTTTAAAATCAAGCAATCAAGGCGGAATTAATTTTGAATTTGATGGGAGTGTATGGATTCAAGATGGTGGAAAGGGTAGTGCTAGTAATTCTTCAAATTCAACAACAACACCTTTAACATTAGATGTTTTAAGAACCAAATTTAATCTAGTTCAAGTGTCTGCTCCTAGTGCTCCTATTCAACTTTATAGTGTTTTTGATAAAAAAAATAATACATTTCTTACAATGATTGTTGTTAATGAAAATGGAACTGTAAGTTTTAGACAACAAACTGGAGGCACTACTGACGCTGGTACTAATCTAATAGCTTCTTCTTTAAATATTACTCTCAAGCCTACTGGTGGTTCTTTTTCTCCAATGGTTACTCTTTTATCTGCTAACATCATGACATCTAGTCCTGTAACATCAATGAATGTTACTTTGAGGGAATCAAGCTATACAGATCCAGAGATAACTTCAACACCAACGCCACAAACCACTGTAAATACAGCTCCATCAGCAACACCTCCTGTACCTCTAGGGCCTCCTAGTCCTCCTGTTGGTTGGGACACCACCAAACCGGAAGTTCCGGCTAATACTGTAACAGAAAGAACGGTGTCTTCCAATACAGTCACAACATCACGTGAATTAGGTGTTCTTAAAACTACAAAGCAATTTGGAACAGGTGGGCAAGTACCATTATCTGAAGTATCTCTTTATTTCGACTATGCTCAAACATTTTATTTAGATCCTTCTCAGTTAGATGCAAGTCAATTTGTAACTTTAACAGGTGTAAATTTATATTTCAAATCAAAACCTCATCCAAACAATAACCAATCAGGTATTGTTAAACCCGGAGTATATATTTTTATCTGTGAAGTAGAAAATGATGTTCCAAATTTACGTAAAGCTTTAAAAGAATCTATAGTAAGACGTGGTTATGATCAAATATTTGCATCATTGAATTCTACTGATTTTACTAATTTTTCATTTAAATCACCAATGCCGTTAAAAACTGGCAAGTCATATGCAATTGTTATTAATTTTGAAGATCCGCAGTATTCTATATGGACCGCCACTCAAGGAAGAAAACTAATTGGGTCTGAAGCCACATGCGATAGTGCATACAATTTTGGTAAACTATTCAGAGCATCAAATTATTTAGAAATAGATAATGATCCAAAAACTCAAGACGAAGTGCTAAAAGCTGTTCCTTCTACAGATTTAAAATTTGACATATTAGCTCTTGAATTTACAGACGATGCAGGAAGGCCGCAAAGTGCTAGTATAGAATTAGTCAATGATGATTATGAATTTTTAGAGATTAATAATTCATACAGCCCACTATTTGGCTATGTAAATATGTTTGAAGCTTTTGGCAGTAGACAATACGTATATCAAAATTTTGGTAATGTTGCTGCTAATGTATTTTATTACAAACCTGGAACATTGAATATTAGTGTTCCTTCGTCTGGAAGTAGAGGATTATATCCAGATGATGAAAAAATAATAGCTATCAACAAAAATCAAAAATATCCACAAAGTTTAATCATAAATGGGACGGGTACTAATTTTACACGTGATTTGAATATTGAAGAATTGATAGTGTTAACTGATGGGATTTCATCAGATAGTTTAGGTTACGTAGCAAATACTTGTGTGCGCACTGTTCGTAAAATTGTTAACAATACAACCATGGTTATCGATCGTCCATGCACATTCAGCTCAACATCTGGAAAATTTAAAGTACCCCCTATAGCTAAAATGGAAACAGGGTTTATAAACCCAGACACTTTGGTGCTTATAGAATCTAATGTATATGAAGATAAGTTTTTTGTATCTAATGCCGTTAATTATATAACATTTACTGGCGGAACCGGCTACGCAAATACAGACTACGTAGTGTTCTCAAGCACAGCAGCTAAAAGAAATGGCAGAGCAGATATAACAACATATGCTAACGGTACAATAGCGTCTTTGAATATAGTTAACACAGGCTATGGGTTTACTACGTCACCTAGTGCTACAATCTATACTCAAAATAAAGTTGCAGGTGGTTCAGGAGCTGGTGCTACTATAGATGTAACAATCGGTGGTCAAATATTAGGTGAATATTATGGATCTAAAGCTGAAATAGTTAATGTTGCGTCTTTTCCAATTAATACATTTATACCAAACATTGATTTTAATTTAAAAGGTGGAAGTATTAGTAATACAAGTATTAATTTCTCTTTTATTGACGCAATTTCAAATACATTCGATTTAACTGATAAAAACTTCACTTCTGTTATATCTGGTCAGGCTACTGATATAACTACATTTGATGCAATCATTTTGTCTAAATCGTTAGAAATAATAAACCGTGAAAGACTTGTGAGAAGTACTTCTGAAGGAAAGAGCTCATTGATTAAGTTTACATTATCTACAGATAATAGATATGATTCTCCAGAACTTCATGAAGAACTAACTTCCATCTTTGCATTCAACAACGAAATCAACAATGATGCAACAAATGAACATACAAATTTTGGTAATGCTATTGCTCGTCATATAACGAAAAAAATAACTTTTGACAAAGATAGATTTGCTGAAGATATTCGTGTAATCATAACAGCTTATAGACCTCCTGAAACTGATGTAAAACTTTATGCAAAAGTCCATAACTCAAAAGATGAAGATGCATTTGATGATAAGACTTGGACTGAGCTTGAGATCACAGATGCAACATTCGGTGGAAGATTATTTAGCTCAAAGGCTAATAAGAAAGACTACATTGAGCTAACTTATGGGTTTAAAGGATATCCTGATATTTCATCAACGATTACTGGTGATGCATTTGTATATTCAGCAGCAGGAAATACAACAGTAACTGGTGTTGGAACTTCGTTTAATACAGAACTAGCTAATGGAGACGTGATTATTCTATACGATGAACAATTCCCTAACACTACATACGGTGTTGCTGTTGTAGCAAATACACCTACAGCTACTGCTTTTGAGATCAATAAAGCTTTTGGGAATGTAAGCTTGGAAGATGCTACCTTAAAGATAGGAAAAACTGATAAGCCATATATGGTATTTAACGATATTCAAAATGATAACGTTGCTACTTACTACAGTACAAGCCTGAATGAATTTACAACATACGATACGTTTGCAATTAAAATAGTAATGCTATCAAATAATTCATACATAGTGCCAAGAGTTAACGATATTAGAGCTATAGGAGTATCTGCGTAATGTCATTCGTTAAAACGGAAAAAGCTGGTCTAGTTCGTGATATGTCAACCAAGGCGATTATAAATACAAACGTAGCTGAATACAATTATGTTTTAGAGAAAAGAAAGCAATCTAGACAGATACATACTGTCCAACAACAGATTGATTCTTTGAAAGATGAATTCACCGAATTAAAGCAACTCATACTCCAATTAGTCAACGGTAACAAGTAATGTCAAGAACCGTAACACAGATAGATGTTTCAACTGATACGTTTGAGCTATGGGTCAATAGAACCAATGATCTTTTATTAGCTTTATCTACTGAGATCATAACTGCAAATGATGCTACGGCAAATACAGGAACATTAGCGGAGCCGAGAAGAGCTCAACTCCATGGAAGATTCGGTGCCAACACATTAGTCGCAACCAACAATCTTAGAGGTGGGAATGTTGGTGACACCGGTTCGGCTTTATTGACGATATCATCTAATACGACTATTGGTGGCAATTCAACTATAGGCAATTCATCTTTTTTCCATTCTTATGCAAATGTGTTGTTTGAAAATGCAAACACGCAGGTAAATGCGCAGATCATAACTGTCACTGGTAATTCTTTTATAAAAGGCAATACCAGTATAGTTGCTATTAATGTTCTAGGTAATTCATCCGTCACAAATACTATAATCAACGGAACTGATGTATTTGTTCAAACCACTAATACTAGCGTAAATAGTATATCGATATTCACCGGTAATACATCCATAAAAGCTAATTCTACGATCACGCTGATTAGCGCAACAGGAAACGGTACAACTTCTAACGTGGTGTTAAGTGGTAATCTTACTCAAATCACCTCTAATTTAGATGTCACAGGAACTGTGCATACGATTGCTGGTAATGTTGCTTTTGATACTTCTACTCTATTCGTGGATGCGACTGGAAACAAAGTAGGAGTTGGGACAATAACTCCGGATGCTAACTTACATATTGTTGGTACAGCTAATGTTTCAGGCGCTGTTAAATTTGCTAATTCATTAGTAGTCACCGGGAACGTTACATTTGCAAATACATTAAGTGTCACTGGTAATGCAACTTTTTCAAACACGATAAACTTAAGAACTGATTCTACGTTTACTTCATTTGCAAATGGAAATCTTGGTTCAGATGTTTCTACTGCTTTAACTATTTTTTCATTCAACAAAAATGAATATTCATCCGCAAAGATCACTTCACAAATTAAAACATTAAGTGGTAATACCATGGCTTCTGAGATGGTGCTAGCACACAATACAACAGACGCCTTTATTACAGTTTATGCTACCGTAGTTTCTCCTTTGACTGCAGACCCAGGTGATTATAGCGTTGATATAAGTGGTGATAATGTACAATTGAAGTTTAAACAAAACTCAATCACTTCAGCTTCTAAAGTAGTAGCCACTTTAATCAAATAGTAGGGATCTATGGCAAATACTAAGTTTAAAACAGAGAATGGTTTGCTCATAAC